TTATAAATCATTATTTAACCAATCAATAAACATTGATCTCATTCTTCTGGATGGAATATAAATTGAAATCGAATCATTATTTCTTATGCTGCTTCTCCATATCCATTGAATCATCTCTGAAAGGGCAAAATAAGTCTCATCAACTTTAATACCCTTAGAGCTAAAGTATTCAACTAATAAGGGATTACAATAACGGTTAATAGCATAAACCAGTGTATTTTTATGACTATGTTCATTTGTAGACCGGATATTACATGGTATGAATCCCTTAGTATATCCCTTGCCTGAAAGCCTTGGTTTATAATCAATAAACGTTGTCCACATATTAAAGTTTGATTTAGACTTACATATGTTCTGAAAGTAATTCAGGATATTATTCTGCAGTCTTTTATGTAAAACCCTTTTATTCCTGTACCATCCTTTTGATAAAGAGTACTTTTCTTCACCGATTTTATTAAGATCACCATCATATACATTTATATTGATTTTAATTTTATTCTTAATATTCTTGTCTGCTGTTGAATCATAAGGCACACACTTATATTTTCCCTTATCTTTTTTAATCATATATTTCTCATAAGGAATATCGTTTAAATCATAATAATACTTCTGTAACTGCCCATCGAACAGATATGTTAAGTTGTATACCTCTTTAAACAATTTGAATATGTCAGCAGGAAAGTTCCAAAGTATGACTGAATCATTATGTAATATTAGGTTGTTATTCAATGCAAGTTGTTTCAAGTGTTTAAACTCTCCATCATATTCCCTTTGCATATTCTTTTCTTGTTCCATATTCCAGACTATCCGGTCGTCTTTGTTAATTATCCAGTTATTTTTAAATAACATATCCAGGTCATCTGCAGATATGTTTAACTGCTTTACAACCTCTATTGCTTCATCCAGTATCAAAGTATAATTACCTGAATAGATGAGTTCTTTTGTTGTCTCATTTGCCATCTTAAAGAGTGCATGTGTAGTTGCTATATTCTTATTATCTGAAAGGTGCTTATGCAATGAATCCAGCTTATAAAATGTTTCTCCGTTAACGCTGTGTATCTTAGGTTCAATAAACTTCTTTTCTGGACACGCTTCCTTTATCCTCTTTACCTCATCAAGATATGGTGTAATAAAAATAAACTTATCCTCTTTGGGTGCTTCATTCATCTTTTGAATCATGTAACTTGTCTTACCCGATCCCATTATAGAATCAATTATTTTAATTTTATTCATAATAAATATAGACTTCCCCCTAAATATTAAAAATAAAGGAACGGATAAATGTTTTACCGCTCCTTCTCACATATGAAATTCAATTATTGATTCTTTCTTCAAGATCATGAATACGTCTTTCAAGCCCAGAGAATTTCTTATCATTGTATCGGTGGTCACTTTCAATATTCTTGTTAATAATCTTAAGCATGGATACAACCTCTTCAGGTTCATTTTCTTCGATCCGTTTAACCGTTTCTTTAATATCCTTAACGTCCTGCTTAATTGTGTTAATATCCTTGGAAAGTTGCTGTATCGCTTTAAGAATCTGATTTTCCATTCCGCTCACCTCTAATAAACTTAGTATAGCATGATGTTAGCTAGATTTGTTTATCTTCTTTTGGCATATACAAAGTAAGCGATCCATAACAAAATGACAATGATACACGTTACTATGAAGATAGCCGTAATAAGCGACTGCATTCCGCTGCTGAAGTAATCTTTGATGAAGAGGAACAATAAGAATAAAACAATAAATGTTATGTTCGCAAACCATAATGAGAATCGTTTCATGTTTACAATGTGCTTGTCCATGTTATAATATGGGTAGTGACTAAAGGGGAATTGATCCCCTTTAGCGTGTTATCTGCGTATACGTTTGCGTTGTCTCTTGCTACGGAGGCGCTTGCGTGTACGCTTTTTCTTTTTGCTTTCTTTATTCTTCATCAGGTTTTGAATCTTCTCAGCTATCGTTAAACAGTTGATGATTAAAACCGTGATAGGAATAAGGAAAGCAATTGTTATACCCACCTTTTCAAGCACTCTTTTCACCTCCTTTCCTATAACTCTATTATAGCACATTTTTCCTACAAAGTCATTTTATTTTTACTCTTAAAACGGATTTTTTTAAATTATTTTGCGATTATTATTTATGGTGTTTACAGGCTGTATAAGGCGTGTATGTGGATTGGATACCAATGATACTATGATTAAATTAAAATTGATTCTAGGTGTATTAGAATACTTCTGATGGTGTTGTGGTTAGAGTGTTATGGGATGGATATATGATAATGTGTGGTGAATGGAAATGGATAGAGATGATTAGGTAAGCTGAGGATGAGTAATGGTGGATGTAATGAGATGAAGGATGAGAAGGAATATGATTAGAGTGAATATAAAATAGGTGTGGAAAATTGTATAGATTAGATAAAAAAATAAGACTTCGATTTATTCCCTTTCGTTATACACACGATTATTTTTAATGAATGGGTATTCACTTTTAAATTGACCGCTTAATTATTTTTTCAAAAATAAATATTGTTTTTCATTTGAAATTGTGTTAGCTTTGCTAATTTATCAGCCAAATCATAAAAACCCTACATAACGTATCTTATATAGGGAATTCAATACCAATATATAGGGGGTATATTAACATCTAAAGGCCAAAAAACAGGAACAAATGTACCCCTAGCACTTCCATTTCCACACCAAACTTATTTTTTCACTTTCCCATTTTTCACACTATTTCGCATCGTAATCGCTATCGTAAAAGCCTATAATATCAATGTTTTTCCACCCCTCATTCTTCCCTTTTTCATCAGATTTTTAACTGAACGACATCTTTCCCTCTCTCCTGCCTACGTTTTACGATCACAAAACACCTATTGTCCCCTTTGACAGCCCTAAAACATTGCTATCTCAACTAATTACCCCTTTCCGATCTTCATTTACGATAAGCACTTTTTCAGCTCACGATCACCAAGGGGGGTCATAAAAAAATCAAAATAAAAAAGCCACCATAATAGGCAGCCTCCCTTTAAAATTAGCGCTTTAGTCTCTTTAGTGCCTCCATATACGAGGTCTTTTTCGATTCCTTGTTCTCCAGTTTCTTCGGTTTAAATAAATCCTCTCTACGTCGATTCTTAGCTTTATAAACAGTTGTTTCTTTAATCTCAGTGTTCCCATTTTCAATTAAATCATCTAACCGCTTCATCCGCTCATTGATCCAGGTTAACCCACTAAGAATGGTAATCGCCCTATTCCCTTTATCATAATGTCCTTTAAATAAGTCTAAGGGCATTTTGTTATCAAAGACCATAAACAGCTCATTATACGAAATATGCTCCGTCAAAAACTCGTGAACATCCAGAATAACTCCTGCTCTCATCACATTTTCAAACTCAACTGGTGTGAAAATTGATTTGTTCCAAGACTTTTGTATATCGTCATGCAGCTTATCAAAATACTTGCCCTCATTTGTAAATTCATTGAGGTCTGTTTGAGCAATAGTCATGATTCCTGGTGTGTCAAAAAGCTGATTTAAATCCTTCCTGTCTAATGTACTGATCTTTGATCCTCTGTCCGTGTAATTGAGTAAGACTTCAATTAAATCAAGGAACATTTTATTTGTCTCCTTGTAAAGCCTGCTCTCTGAAATCTTTCCTTCGTATTTACTCAAAACCATTTGATTATCCAAAGGTAAAACACATGTCTCTGGCATAGATAAATCATCAAGTAACTCCAGTGAATTCATCTGGTTAACCAATACTTCATTGTTGTCAGGAAGGATTGGTACAGCAACTATTGTTTTATGAGTAAGACATTCGTTTAACAATTCTAATAATATAGGAGCTACCCCTGAACCGGTTCCACCAGCTGCAGAGAAAACAACGAAAATGACTTGTACTGAGGGCTTTTCCATTGTGTTCTTTATAAACTCAATTGAGGACTCCCAGTTATTTTTCATATGTTTCGCTGCTACGCTTCTGTCTTTACCTACTCCTTCTGTCCCTACCAGATGAAGCTTATCTTGAATATTGACCAATGAATTAAGGTCTGAAAGTGAATAATTTATTGCGACAGAATGAAATCCTCTCTTCATCGCTTCATCTGCTACACTTCCACCGGCCTGACCAACTCCAATAAATCCAAACATTAAACCCTCTCCCCTTCTAATTGATACCTCAAAGCTTCTTGACCATATTGAGTAATAAAAATTGTATGCTCTTTACTGTTTTTTACTATATTAATAAATTGCAAGGCCTCCAGACGATCGATGCTCTTTCTAAAGGTAGCATCAGTTAACTGAGTTTTTGCTTGAATGGTTTTCTTCCTAATTGATTTAAACTTTAAATCAGCCCCTTCATCGCTCAATAAGCCTAGAATATACAGATCATTTCGAGTTAAGTTGTCAATGACAGAATCAAAATAAGTATCCATGTGACTCCTCCTTAATATCTGATGATTTTGAAGTATCTTGGTTGATATACGATTATTATATTGTCTATTTGCATTTAAATGCAAATATTTTTGTATCTTAATGCAAATAATCATACTCTGCTTGTATGTTAACCAGTCATTTTATAAAATTTATTCAAACAGCAAAAGGATGATTTAAATGGAATATAGGGTTAAAAGTAAGTTGGATTCATTTCTAAGCAGCAAAGGTATCGAAAAAGGCTGGTTAGCAGAGCAAATAAAAGCTGAAAGAGCAAGTATATCTAGATGGTGCAAAAATGACAGTGAGGGATTTGCAACCGTCCTCCCTAGTACACACAATCTTTTATTGATGGCACATATTCTAAATTGTAAAGTTGACGATCTTTTTGAATTAATCGAAATTAAATCCAATTAACTTTGGATTTTTATGTTTACAAGAGTAAAAATAAAATATATAATAAAGACACAACCACATGAAGTGGTCTTTATTTTTAACGTTTTAAGAGTAAAAATAAAATAGTTATGGAGGTGTAAGATGAAAAAGCAGTATTTATTTAGTCATTTAATGGGGTTTATTGAGGGGAAAGTAGTCGATGGGACAGCAACACCCGAGGAAGAATACCTTTATCAGGATTACAAATGGTACGGAAAGATTAATAAGCAAAGCTTTACATATCGAAGTTTAGTAAATCAATATCTTAATAGCGAATATTAAGCACCTTTAGAGTAAAAATAAAATAAATGGAGGGGATTGATTGAAAAGAAAAAAGGATGGATTGTCTAAGCAAGTTCACATATACAGTGTAGACACATCAGCATTTTATAATGACAAAGAAAATTCATTACATAATAGGATTTTGAAGTCTTATAGATACAGAGATTATCTTAAGACATTAGATAGTGTACATAATAGACATAAGAAATACATTTCGCAAAGAATTACATACCTTAAAGAATGCCTCTACTCTGCATTCGATGAACATAATGACATAAGAACACTTCGAACTGACAGTTTAAGAGACAACAAAGTGATTTCATTATTTGATTCAGTGTTAACTCGAACCCTCGGGATTAAAGAAAACACCCTTTCTGAGGAAATCATGGTTGTCCAGACTTATCATTTTGAGGTATTGAAGGACATTATTGATCAAGGATTTTTACATAACAATGAAAAATACGTTTATTTCACAAGCAGCGCCGGTCAAATTCGTACAAAAAAGTCATGTTTCATTAAAAAAAGTACTTACGATAGGTATCGGGATGCTTTGACATCCGGCTTGAGTATTGAAAAGATCAACTCCCTTGGTGGTAGCAGTATTAACAAATGGAATAGCTACATGGCCTTATCTAACAGCGCCAGCAGTCCTTGGGAGATCGATATTGATAGAGCAATTGTTGTAAACGATTTAGAAACTGATGTATCAAGCCTTGTTGACTACATTGACCGAGACACCTACGAAATCACACGAAAAACAATGCGCATTCCCATAGAGCATACAGATGGCTGCGGAATGATACTCCCCACTCTAAGTCGTAAAAGCTTCATGGTAAGGCTCCCGTGGGTAAAGGGTTTATTAGTACCTTTTGATTTTCGTAAATTTGCTGAGGAAAACAAAGCTTTTAAAGTAACTGATATATACGGCAAGGAATGGGACGTAGTGAAAGATGATGTTCAAATTATCTTCACTAAAAGTCAGTTTAAAATGTGGAAGTATTATTCATCGTGGGAAGAATATCAAGGCAATTACAAAAAATATGGATGCTTAGGGGCTAAACTCAACGAAGAAGACCCTTCTGTTGAAGGTAAGCTCACTTATCAAATGCTCCAGACACTTACAGATATCTCCGATGAAGAATTAATTCAAATGAGCTCAAAGACTGTAAAAGAGATTACCACATTGGGAACTGACAAAGAAACCATGTTAAGAGTTCTTGGAGCTACGGAGAAAAAGAAACATCGGACAGCTCTTCAGGACGCTTTACTTCTATATCCAGAACTTCTTAATGATGATCACACGAAAGAAATTATTAAAAATAAAAAGAAAAGCATGATCAAAGATGCCAAATCAGGAAAATTGCTTGTGGATGGTGCTCGTTATACATACTTATGCCCTGATCTGTATGCTTTCTGCGAAAAATTATTTCTGAACATCCAGAATCCAAAAGGGCTGCTTTCAGGAAGTGATGTCCATTGTTCCTTATATGATGAAGGGTATATTGATATCCTCCGCTCCCCTCACCTATACAGAGAGCATGGTGTCAGGTGGAACAAAAAAGATGAGGAATATGAAAAGTGGTTCATTACGCCAGGTGTTTATACCAGCATTCATGATCCGATATCTAAACTGCTGCAGTTTGACAATGACGGGGATAAGGCCTTAATTATTTCTGATGAGTTAATCGTCAATATTGCCAAGCGTAATATGGAAAACATCGTTCCGTTGTATTATGAAATGTCTGTAGCCCAGAAACAAGAGATTAATAGCAAGAACATCTATGAAGCACTAACTCTTGCTTATGGGATCAATATCGGGGAGTACAGCAACAACATCACTAAGATATGGAACAGTGACAACATAAATCTGGACGTGATCAAATGGTTATGTATGGAAAATAACTTTACTATCGATTAAATTTTAGTCGCGTCGCATAGCGATATGCGGATGAAAAGTCAGTGAACCTAGAAATCTAGGGTGTGCATTCAGCGAAAAGTAGCGATAGGAAATGATCGTCAATGAGTGTGCTAACAGGGGAATTCTAAGTCCTTATCGATACGATAACCCTGTGCCAAGCGTTTACATCATGCTGGGAAGCACTTGTAAATGAAGGTACAACGACCATCCTTTATGGAGTAATAATAAGGTGAAATTCCTTATTATGAAGCGCTGACCATCTGTCTAGCACAGATGATGATATGGTCTATTCCCTAATAAAATATCGGGAAACCGAGGGTATCAAAGTTCGCAAAAACCTTATTCATGCCTACCCGACCTGATCATGTCGATGAAAAAATCAAAGATTACATAAAAAATAAAGTACCCCACTTCTTCATCAATGCAAAGGATAAAGAAGAACATAGCGTTGAGTTAATTAATGAAAGCACAGTAAACAAGTTAGACTCCAATATCCCCTCTGACCGAATTAATTTTGCAGCTGTTGCAGGGAAGTTCGATTATCGCTTCCTGCTCAAGAACAAGGAGATTAAATTGGACGATGCAATTATTAGTGAATACAAACGATTAGACCAGAACAAGAAATGGCTCATGAATAATGAAGACATTAAGCCTGGACAAAAACTTTATGTCTATAAGGTCATTAAAGACAGATTGTTGAAAATCCATAATGACGAGCAATATGTTGCTGATGTTTTAGTAAAGTACCTGTATAAAAAGAAAAGCAAATTTAAATCAACATTATGGGAGTGCTTTGGGGAGACTTTATTAGAGAATCTAAGACATAACTTAAAGACTTATAGAGGATGCTGTAGTTGCGGAAAAATGTTTAAGTCGACTTCGCACAAGGCGAAATATTGTCCAACCTGTGCAAAGAAAATAGCACAAAAGCAAAAAAACAAGTGGAAAAGGGATAAGTGGAGGAAGGAAGAAAAATAGAAAGTGCCCTGAGCCTTACTCCCACAAGGGGTACAGCGATTTTACCGGAAAAAGTTTAACAAAAAAAGTGCCTTGAACCCTTGATATGACTGGTCTGAAAGCCCCTTTTGAGATAATCGCCATAAGGGAGAAAGAAAGCTAATTTCCACATATAAGGGTGAGTACGTCTCCCATTTTTTCAAAAGAAACATAAACGATACCGTAATTATATTTTAACACAAAAATAAACAATATCACTAGGAGGAATTAAAACATGAACAAAACAGAATTTGTTGGAGAAGTTGCAGAAAAATTGGGAGTTGCTAAGAAAGAAGCTACGCCAAAAGTAGAAGCAGTATTTAATGTGATCGTTGAAACACTAGCAAAAGGTGAATCAATCAAGATTCCTGGAGTTGGAACGTTTGAAGTTCGTGAACGTGCAGCTCGTAAAGGGAGAAATCCACAATCGGGTGAGGAAATTGATATTCCTGCTACAAAAGCACCTGCCTTCAAAGCTGCAAAAGCTCTAAAAGACGCAGTAAAAGCTTAATATATAAAGTTAAGGATTGGTATCTCTCCCCTCTTCAACCTATGAATGTGGTGGCGGAATAGGTAGACGCTTAGATGAACATAAGGACGGTACTGTGAAGTAGACTACGGGGCTACATAATAGTCGATTTGGCTAACGGTTGTTGAAATCCGTTCATGAGAGGTGCAAATCCTCTCCCGCATTCATCTCCGGGTTATTAATTAGAGTTCTTTTATTGATGACATGGGGGTGTCGTCAATAATAAGCTGATTACTGATATGTGGGATATCAGTTCTCGGCTAATATTCATTTGTTTGAGGACTTGGAATGCCAGGGGTTCAGATAAGTGAATATTAGCGGGGTATTCCCCATCGTGGCTGAAGCCTTTTCTAAACATGTCTATCCTACTTTCAAACGAACAAAGCATTAAATTCGACTTCACAACTACAACTGGTCATTGTGGTTAGTCGGATAATCGTCATTTATGAGGGTTCGAGGTTAACTCGGATGTCTGTATCTTAAAGAGACAAGTAAATGGCTATTATCGGGCTAAATATGCCGATAAGACTTAGCGCATTAATATAAATTGCGACTGAATCCCATCAGGGTCTTATTATGGGTGGCATATAACCTGAATATTAATTGCGGTGTACTTGCTTCGGCTTACACTTAGGTAAGGCAGATGCGTCTCCCTTCCCTTTAAATAATGCCCTTGTAAGCTTTAATGCTTATTATGCGGCCACATAAAAATTTTCCGGGTTAGCGAGTCTTCCATACTCATAAAATAAGTGAAATGGTTTTTGGGCGCTTGATCACCGCTCCCATTTCACAGAAAAGGATTATTTTCGGTCTTGCCTTTTCAATTTTCACTTTATCTCCTTCAATGTTCTGAATGGAGCCTTACCTTTCCCATGCACATACCTCCTTACACGGGTCATAGAAAACTGTGCAAAATAAACGGCGATCGTTTGAGACGCTTTGTTTCTCAATAAGGCGTGTAACCTGACAAGAGCATTAAAAATGCCATTGAGAAGGCTTATTAGGGTCTTCCCTTCTCAAATTTTTTCCTTGGTTCTCAGACTCTAAGGGCTGAGCAGTTGGCAAGCAACATAAAAACTTGATACATTTTCCGGACTACGAGAGCCGGACGTTGGCAAGCAACATAAAAACTGATATATAAGATGTAAAGGTAATAGGAACTTTTAACACATTCCAGAAAGCGTGTATTATTTGTTGTCATAGCTCATCTGCCAGGTGTAGAAGGAGCCAGCTGGATTTCGCACAACGATAACCAGCCTTTTATGCTCATGTACCATGATGTACAAGGAGTTCCTGAAGACGTCATTATGACGTCTTTTGTTATTTTCGGCTTACTTATAGTTTGTCCGACTACAAAGGTTTCAATCGCTGAACCCGTAATCAGCGTATTCCCTGTCGATTTTGCTTACCTACTTAATTTAATGAATATAAGAAACGCTAATTTGTGTGATTTTCAAGGGAGGACGAAAGGATGGATACAAACATTCGCGTTGAAGTTATGTATGATGACACGGTATACAATAAGTGGGGCGAGATTATTAACGAAACTTATGCCGGAGATATTATCGACGCTGTTCTAAATGAGTACGAAGAAGAGTATTTCGGGGAGGATCGGAAAGGTCGAAAAGTATTTGTCGGTTCTCTCGACATGTACGGTAAGCTCGTACTGGAACCTGGATTTAAATTAGTAAACCTCAAATAACGCAATCAGAACGAGGCTTCCGCACCCTATGGCGAGGTCTTTTTGTGCTTGCGTTTCACTTTACCGATCAGCCGGAATGGGCTTACGAGCATTCCGGTACGCAAGTTATCAATAATCTCCTTCGGGCGTTTCCCCAACGCCTATCCGACTTATCTTTTCATCTCCTTTATATCCCCTTCTCGGACGGTTCCGATGCTTCGGATCATCGAGCTTCCGAAGGAGCTTATTGAACGTAAATAAAACACATATTGGAGGAATTAAATTTGGCTAAAGGTAAGAAAGAATATTCTTTTAAAAAATGCACTGTAAATGTTGATGAAGATCAAATTATTGAGCATAAAGGTGATGGCATACAAATTCACTCACTATCTAAATATCTAAGAGAGATGGAAAGCAAAACGGAGCCAATTGATTTCACATTAAAAAGTGACAGCGATGTTTCTCCTCAAGAAACTGAAGGACTTTCTGAGTAGGTGGTGACTGAATGATCGATCCTATTCAAACAAAGCGCCACTCAGATGAAAATCTTAAAGAATGGAAAATTAGAATTTGCTCTAATAAAGACATCTATAATCTTAATTGGGAAGAAATCAAAGATTTGATCAATAAAGAGACCGGTGAATCTAAGGGAGAATCTGCATATAGAAAGTGGTTTAACAACTTCATCGAAGGTGTTGAATACCAGAAAGAGAAATCTGCAGAGTCCAACTCCTCCCTTATTGAAATGGAAATGAAAAAGGTTGAAATTATGGAAGAGAGAAAAAAGCTCCAAGCTGTAAAGCATGAAATACATAAGAAAACTAGTGTTAAGAGCAGAACAGAGCTTATTTATGAAAATGTAACTGAGGCCATCGAGAAAGTAGGTACTCTCCCTCCTCCTTCCTTCTATCCATTGAAAAGAAACGAAAGAAAAAGGGCTGCTGTTCTTGGATTTGGTGATGAACATTTTGGGAAGCAATTTAAAAGCTGTAATAATGAATACAACGAACAGATTTATTTGCAGCGGATGAATCAGATTCTTTCTGAAACTGTTGAGCACATAAAAAAAGACAACTTGGACGAGCTAGTTGTATTGAATGGCGCAGACAGTGTTGAAGGTATGGCATTGCGTGTATCACAATTAACAGCCCTTCAGTATGGTTTTATTGACCAAGTGATTAAATACTCTAGGTATAAAGTTGAATGGCTCAGAGAGCTTTCTAAGCACGTTAAAATCAAATACATACATATCCCCTCTGCGAATCATACAGAGTTACGATTGCATAACACAAGCCGCTCAGAAATGCCTAAAGAAGATGTTGAGCGTATCATTGCAACGTATATTCACGACATGCTCAAAGGCAATGAGCGAATTGAGACACTTCTTCAAGATGAAGGAATTGTGGATTTTAAATTACTTGAATTTGAAATCATTGCTTGTCATGGACACCAGATTAAAAACAAAAAGAATGCTATTCGTGACATTTCACAGATGAAACGAAAATTCTACGATTATATGTACATCTCCCACTTCCACCACGGAAATATGCTCACTGTAGGTGAGGCAGCCACTCACAATGTCCAAGTAATACAACTCCCTTCTGTTATGGGTTCCGATGAATACAGTGACAGCCTAATGACAGGTGCAAAAGCTGGAGCAAACTTATCAATTTATGAGTCTGGAAAAGGCCGGACTATTCAGTATGATTACATATTAAATTAAAGAAGGCCTAATAGTAGCCTTCTTTAATAGTTTTATCTTGTAAATTCCTCTAAGTCTTTAATGTGAGTAGATACATCTTTTAAAAAGTCAATTGTCTCAGGCGAATCATTTAAGTAATCAACTGTCAATAATTCCTTTTCTTTAATCTCGCTGATGAGATTTCTAATAACATTTTGAAGCTCAGTTTTTTTATCTGTAATGAAATAATACTTAACTCGATTACCTTCACGTGAAATTCCTAATCGATCGACTGGCTGTGTAGATAATTTATTCAATACACCTCGAAGAACACCATTTCTATACTCACCATTCTTAACTAGTTCAGGTATCTTTTTTGCTAGTTCTTCAAGAAGCTCTTTTTCTGTAAGAGGGTGTTTTGAATCCTTTAAAACCACTGGAATATTTTCACGTACAACATCTGATAATGTAACTTTGTTTTCCATAAAACGATCTCCCCTTCTATATTGTAATACACAATTAGTATAAGTTAACCTTAAATCAGGTGTCAACATCTAATTACAGATTTTTAAATCTGTATATTAATCATTAATCTTTTTTTAATAAAACTTTAATTTTATCCAAATCAAAGGGAGATTTTTATGAGTATAATTATGCCTTCAGTTGCTCGTTCGGAAAAAATCAAATACAGGGAAATTGACTTTGACAAAGTTAAAACAGTTGAGGATGTAAAGCTTTTGCTCAGCAAATTCAACTTTAATATTCGTGAAAAAGATTGGGACAAATTTAGTCATTTAACTAAAGATGAAGTTAAAGAGACTGTTTGGACAAACTATTAAAATTTAAACATTACGATGAGGAATGATGAAGATGAATAAAACAGATTTTGAGTATTTAATTAACCATCTAAAAACACTAACGAGACTTAGAGAAGCTGGTCACAAGTGTGATCAGGAAATCAGTCAGGTTTTACGCTGTTTACATAAAACTATGTTTGGAAGAGAGCTATATTTCCCTTCAGACCGAACATGGTCAATAATAGAGAACGTTGATAAAGATTTACAAAGCAGATTTCACAAAAATGCCCCTAAGCTCGTTTTAGTAGGCAATATTGACAGAGGCAAAGGAAAAACAACTCTTCTGATGAAATTATCGCAACAAAATAGCATACCGGTAATTGTAGGTACGAGTACAGATGATAAGGTCTATAAGCACCTTGCAAAAGAAAAGGGAATTAGCTGTGTTATCATTCCGGCCGATTGTTTATCAGGCGGACGTTTACCGAATGGTGTATATATTGATAGCACTGTTACCAAAGAGCAACTGAAAACGATTAAAGATATGGGCATTGAAATTAAAGGAGGATTTCATCAAGATGAGGTTCTCTCTTCTTTAGTATAAGCGCCTTTTTAGAACGCCTAGTGATGATTGAGGAAGTCTCACCCCCTCTTTATTGCTGGGCGTTTTATAAAACGTGTTTTTGAACCGAAATTTTGGAGGTGAACCAATGTCAAGAAAAGCTAAAGAAAAGGAAAAATTGATCTGTGCTGCTTGTCAAAAAGAAAAGGACAAAGAGTCGGGGTTCTATAATTCACGAAGTAGTCTGTATGAGAAAACAGGCAAAGTCCCTATTTGCAAGACTTGCTTGAAGAAAAATATTGATTACAGCAATATTGAGTCAATATATACAGTCTTACAACAGATCGATGTTAAATTTGATCCTTTGTATTGGGAACAGGCTGAAAAGAGAAAAACAGATACATTTAGCGCTTATATGACAATGGCTAATTCATTGAAGCAATTTAACGGTACTGGTTATAAAGACAGTGTTTTTGAAAGACAACCAGAGAAGCCACATATAGAGGAATCTACGCCTACAAACAATTCTGGTGTTAGCCAATCTGAAATTCCAGATGACCTGATTGATAAATGGGGGATTGGTTACACCTCCGATGAGTACCGTCAGTTTGAAAGAAAATACAATAAACTTATTCGAAATTACGGCGAAAAAACCACACTTCATACTGAAGGCTTGCTTTCATATATTCGTTTTCGCGTAAAAGAGGAGTTAGCAACTGCTAAAGGAGATGTAAAAGAAGCTAAAGAATGGGGTTCATTAGCTTCAAAGGCAGCTACAGATGCAAAAATTAATGTATCTCAATTAAGTAAGAGCGATATCAGTGGTGGAGTCGATGTACTTTCTCAATTATTTGAAGCCGTTGAAACAGAATTGGGCATTATCCCCCTTCTCCCCCGTTTAGCAGCTCAACCATATGATGACGCTGATCTAATCATTTGGGCGATTATAAATTATTACAGAAGGCTTGAAGATAAGGAAAAAGTCGATTACAAAGACATTTACCACTTTTATGATGAAATGCTTGAAGAGGACTTCAAATCAAAAGGATTATCACCTGAAGAAATTGATAAACTAAAGAGTGCTCGCAACAATGTTTTCAGAGACTTGGAGAATGTGTACAAAGAACCACTTTATGACACAGGTGATGAAGATTAATGGCTAGTTATAAAAACTTCACCTCGAAAAACAAGAAGCACACAAAAAACAGAACAGATATTTACGACGCAGCTTTTGAAACTCCTCTGAATCCCGATGACAATTCAAACCTCATTGGCAAGAATATCTCCAAGTGGGCTGAGTTCACCTCATTTATTCGTTTTTATCCAGACATTTTTTACGATATGCTGAAACCCGAAGTCGGCGGAATTGAGCTAGATTTATATCAAAGAGTGATGATGAGAACCCTCAGTCGCTTCCCTCAGAACTACTTCTGTATTCCACGCGGCGGATCAAAAACACTTACCCAGATTATGGTTGCTTACCATACAGCTATTTGCTTTCCTAATGTAACGTTAGCCATTACCGCTTCTACAAAGGAATCAGCGGTGAAAATTTGGAAAGAAAAGCACGAGGAAATTTTAAGGTTTTACCCTTCCATTAAAGATGAAATCAAGAGTGAAAACTTTTCAAAAGACAGTGGTCGAGTTGAATTTCAAAACGGGGCGATCATCGATAACCTGGCAAACGCCCAATCCTCTAAGGGTTTGCGTAGAAGACGTGGCTCATTAGAAGAATCTGCCTTGATTGATAAAGATTTATACGACGATGCTATCGAGCCGATCTTTAACATCCCTCGCACAACCATGACTGGCGAAATTGATCCCGCTGAATTAAATGGTCAGATTAACCGATTCTCTACATCAGGGTATAAAAACTCAGATGAGTACGAAAAAATCCTTACGATGGTTAAGGAAACTGGTGATCTTAAAGGATCCTTTGTATTCGGATCAGATTGGCGCATTCCTATTCACTTTGGTCGTCAAAAAATGTCTGTTATTAATAAAGCGCGACAAGGGAATGTAACTCGCTTCCGTCAGAATTACCTTTGTGACTGGATTGGAGCAAGTGACGGCGCATTAATTAATATCAGTAAATTAATCAAAGCCCGAACTATTACCCATCCTGAACTTTCTTGTCCGAGAGATAAAAATAAGAACTTTTTGCTGCACGAATATGTAATCGGGGTAGACGTAGCCCGCTCTGCGGCTGAATCAAACAATAAAACAGCTATTGTTGTCTTGAAGATAATCAGAAACAGCAACAACCTCATTAGGCAAGTTCAAGTGGTCAATATTATAGAGCCACCAAACGGGTTGAGTTTTAAAGAACAATCAATCATGGTAAAAAGAGTTTTCAAAAACTATGGAGGAAATCAAGATACTTCCCTCTCAAGAGTTAAAGCTGTTATTGTCGATGGGAACGGAGTTGGCGGCGGTTTAATTGACCGGTTGTTAGAGGATGTTACAGATCCGGAGACCAATGAGGAACTTGGGTGCTGGGCTACAATAAACACTGATCAAAAACCGGATGTCCCGAATTCACCAGAAATCGTTTATAACTTAAAATCACAGGGTATTAACCAAGACATTATTACTCAATTTCTGGATTATGTAGAGTCTGGAAAGTTGAAATTGCTCAAGTCCTATGATGACATCAAGAACCAAAAAAGTATATCTGATGATGTAATGATTGAGGCAGCATGTATTCAAACTCAATTGTTCATTGATGAAGTTGCAAACCTCCGAATTAAAAAGACACAGAATTCTTTCACTGTTGAGCAAGTTGTAAAAAGAATTGATAAGGATAGGTACAGTGCAATTGCTTATGCGCTGTATTACATAGCTTTATTTTTAGAAAAGGAAGAATCCGATGATGAGTATTCATTTGGATTCTTTTTTAATTAGAAATTGAGGAGGTGAATAATGACTACACCTGAACCACAGTCATCATATGAATTTAATACAAATTTAGCGCCGCTTGATTCGTTGTTCTTTAATGATTTATTTAACGGCATTTCTTACGACAAAGTTAAATCATGGCTGAAAGATCACAACGTTTACAATAAACAGATTAGGGATGCCTCTAAATTGCTTTATAACGCAAATGGTGTGTATAGAAACGTTATTGACTACATGGTAGCCCTCCCGACTTTAGACAGAGTTATTTTGGGATCAAGTAAAGTGGCTGATTTCAAATCAAACAAACAAAAGTTCAATCTGGCTTTAAGAAAAATTAGCGACAAAAGTGTTGTCAGGGATGCATTAGGAAAACTCAGCAAATATGGCACTGGTTTTTATTATTTTGATTCTGTGGTGAATGATTCCTTCCCTACTACTCTAAGTGACAATGAAATCGGATCAATAACTGAATCAAATGCTATTGATGACTTTAATTGTTCTGTCCTCCCCCTCCCTCTCGATTATTGTAAAATTATCGGCAGGAAAAATTCCTCTTATCAGTTAGCTTTTGACGTCTCCTATTTTGACAAGTTCACAAGTAACGGAAGATCACTAAAGCTTAGACGATGGCCAGAAGAAATCAGACAAGGCTATAGGGCTTATAAGAAAGATCAAAATCGAAAATGGTTAGTTCTTGATAACAATAAGACCATTGCTGTTAAAGGAAGCAGTGACATTGAAGATCAATGGGGACGCCCCATCGGTTTATCTGCATTTATTGATATGGTTTATGATGAATACTTTGTTGACACTAAACGGAACATTTTAGATGAGCTTAACAGCACTTTAATTTATCAGACTTTCCCTGAAGGTGATCAAAAAGGCAAATCAGCTTTATCTCAAAAGCAACAGGAGCAGCAGCATGAGAATATAAAAAAAGCGTTAGTTGCTAAAGGAAGCGTTAAAGGTGTTAAGTTCTTCTCTTTGGCCTCTGGAACAAAATTAGACAAGTTAGAAACTAATGTAGATTTCTTGAAGGTTAAAGGTGAAGACGAGCTCATTAAACGAATCACTACAAATTTAGGATTTGCCGGTTCTGCTCTCAACGGGCAAGATGGTAACTACTCTTCTCAACAAACCAATATCGAGATGGTTTCTTCCCAAATATTCTCCTGGTTAGAACAAATTCAAAGTGAGTTTAACAAGGTGATAAACGCCAATATCATCAAAGATCCTCGCTCCTATATTGAGGTTTATTACCTCCCTCTTACCCACGTTAACAGGAAAGAAAAAGTCCAAAACATGAAAGACCTTTATACAAGTGGTCGAGGCAGCCTTATTGCTTGGATAGCCGCTACTGGATGGAATCCTGATGCTTATTTATCCCTAATGGAATATGAAAAAGACGAAGGTTTTGATGAAAAATTCCCTGTTCATGCGACCTCTTTCACAATGAGTAAGAATAGCGATAAGTCAGCCGGCGCACCTGAGATCGATAATCCGAAAAATGAAAACACGATTAAATCGAAGACAAATAACAGTAACGGAACGCCTTCTGGCTCTTGAGAGGAGGTGATTAGTATTTGAAAAGCACGATTTTAGAAATTAACAATCAGAAAAAAACCAGTGGTCAAACATACATCAAGTGGGTCGTTCTTGAAATCCATGAAAACAATACTCAGTTCAACAAAAACGGTATTACCTGGCTGGAGAAATACATAAACGCTAACCTTGAATCAATCAAGTTAATGCCAATTTGTGCAGAATTCTTGGATGATGAAAATAGTGAGCCATTCGGACACGGTTTAACAGAAGTCAAGGACGGCACCCCTCTCTTTGAAAACAGCGCAGTGGTTGGTACGACTACCACTGCTTACATTGACACTATAGATGTTAATGGCGAGCCAAAAAGAGTGTTAATAGCTGAAGGTTTCCTATACAACCAGCGCTATCCTAAATTTGTTCAATGGTTAAAATCAAAAATGTTTGATGGCGATTTCCCTGAAACCTCGGTTGAGATAGCAGCTGTAGAAGGTTCAGATGCAATTGAATATGAAGGTGGCTGGAAAGAGCAAGGACGTATACCTATGAAGTTTGACTTTACAGGTGATGCAATTTTAGGTATCGATCCTGCAGATGACGCTGCCATTTTACTTGAATTAAACAGTAACCAAAAGGAGGATAATTTAATGTCAAAATCTCAAGAAGAAGTAGTCCTTGAGTTAAACAACAAACTTGATAATAAGAATAAAGAAATTGGAGAGTTAAATCAAAAAGTTGAGCAACTTACTGAGGACTTAAAGCAAAAAACTGAAGAACTGAATGCCGCTGTTAAAGCTGCGAAAGATGAAAAAGCTAAGGCTGATGCAAAAGAAAAAGAAGCGCAAAAAGCTAAGGATGAAAAAGCCAAGGCAGATGAAGAGCTTAATTCCCTAAAGGAATTCAAAAACAAGGCGGTAGCCGAAAAGATGCAAGGAGAGCTTAATCAGGCTTTAAAGGAATATTCTTCTGAAGAAAAGGATGTCGCAAAAGAGAAAATTGAAATGTTCTCTAAGTCCCCTTCTATCGAGCTTAAAAACGAAATTATTTCTGAAATCAACTCAGCAATCGCTCGATCTTTCATCGCTGAACGCTCAAAGAAACAAGCCTCTGAGACTAATAGCAAAAATTTCGATATTTATTCAGACGTTCGTGATTCTGGGCAACAAGGTTCAGTGACAATTGATGATCTTTATTAAGATAAAATAACACTTTTATAAAATTTAGGAGGAATACTCAATGTTCAAATTCGGAACAATTGGTGCTTATAAACAAGTACGAAATAATCCACGCTGCAAGGCTAGTGTCGATTTAGTCCCTGGTCTAGTCGTAATCCCTAACGATTCTTCTGGTAACGCATTCCCTCCAGGCGCAGCTTCAACTGCAAAAGGTGATGTATATGTGGTTGGAAACATTATTGATAAACCTGAAATTCGCAATAAAGAAGACTTCAAAATTCTAAAAGGTGAATATGTCCTTGCTTTCAATGTAGCAGACTTAAAAGGACTGCCAATTGAACTCAGCTCAGACGTGGTAGTTGATTATGATGCGCTTGTTAAAGATGACGTATTGGTTCCTGCTGCGGACAAAACAGGTAAATGGGTTAAAGCTGGAGATGACGTTGCAGAGTTTAAAGTATCTCTAAAAGTCTTAGAGAAAAATACATTTGGCGGAAAAGGTTTGTACCTAACAGTACAGGCTTAATTAATATTCTGGAGGTAATTATTAATGTTTACAGTTGAATTAAACAATGTCCAAAAAGACTCAAACCATTATGCAAATGCTAAATTGAATGCTAAATCCCCTCTTGTGGAAATCTTTTCTGCAGCTGCAACGGGTCAAGATCTTTCCAAATTTGGTGCAAAAGCCGATGCAGCTATGACCCATGTGAAGGAACTAGCTTCAAAAGCTATCATGGGTAACCCTGTAGCTAAAGCCGAGATCAACACAATTGTTCGTTATGCTATCGAACCTAAACTTATTTCAGCAATTAAGCTATTTGATTTTATGGGCACATTTAGAACTATTGGCTATGATCAGCAACCAATGATGACAACATACGCGCATGAATCCATCCGAAGCCAATTCCAAGCTTCCCGTGGTGACGTACCGTTCGCTACTACAACTTGGAGCGAATACCCGATTGGAACTCAAACCATTTCTTCTGGCTATGCTGTTAACTATCGTGAGATTCAAAGTGGGAATCTTGATAAAGTAGCTGAAGGCATGGAACAAGTTCAAACAGATATGATGAACAAAGCAATGTACTATGTTGTAAACGAAATGTTCAATGCAATTAAAAATGCAACAGGCGTTAAATACTTTGCTGAAACTGAAGGTATCACCAAATCATCTGTAGACGATATTATCACAAAGATTCGCCGATTTGGACAACCTTCTATTGTTGGTGACTTTTCTGTTGTTTCTCAGTTAAATGACTTTGCAGGGTTCCAGGCTGTGGCCGGAGATGCTTCAAGCACTAAACTCCCTCAGTCTGTAATGGATGAAATCCGAAGAACTGGATTGCTTAACACTTATAAAGGTTCTTCTGTTGTAGAATTACCTAACTCTTATAATCTTACTGAATTAAATAAAGCCGGCGACAACTTCAAAACATATCTTCCTGAAGGACTTCTCTTTTTTGTTCCTCAAGGTAAAAAATCCCCTCTTCAAGTATTCCAAAAAGGCGGACTTACTTCAATGAATGGTAATGACATTATCACTGGAACTGAGATCACTCGTTTTGATATGGAAATTGGGGCTGGCGTAGCCAAAGGACAAGAACATCAAATCGGTCTCATCAGAGACACAAAATATGAATTACCACAAATTTAAACAATTTAAAATCTAGGAGGGCTGTGTCCCTCCTTTTATTTTTGGAGGGATTACATGTCTTTTAATTTAGATAAAAAGATCACAATTAAAAACCTATGTCCATGGGATTTATATTTTCGAAAGATTGACACTCACGGCGACTTTAGATTGCCGGCCAATGGAATTAGACAGATTACAGCTGGAGAAGTGCAATCCCAAGTTTATGACAATACCTCACTGTTTACTGGAACTGACGGGCAAGGTACCCATGCCAAAATCTATATCGATGACAAAGAAACCCGTGTGCACTTAGGTTTCGAGACTGAAGATAAAGATGACAAGCAAGAAATTGTTACTGTAGAACGAATTAAACAAATTTTGGGGTATAAAACACAAAAAGCCTTCGAAGAAAATGTTCAAAAGGAAATCTTACTTGAGTCTGAGAAAGCTCAGCTGTTTGAGGTAGCTAAAAAAGAAAAGATCAATGATTACGCTAAGATTAAGTTTATAGAAGAATACACTGGATTTAAATTTGATACTCAATCATAAGGGGGTTAAATTTTGACTCCTTATGAAAAAGTAATCAACGTTTTCCACTCAATGTTTCAATCAAATGAAATTCTCCCCGATGGACTTGAGCAGCAATTTTTCACTAATGCAATTGGTGAATATGAAACCGAACTGACGGAACTCGGCTATGATGAAGAGTCCAACACATTTAAATATCCACTCACATCTCCTCAAATTCAGATTTTAGGAATGCTCATGTATAAAGGCTATCTTGGAAGATATCGTGACAGAGCTCTAAAATTAAATAACGTTGTGGGTCGAGATATTCAATTGACGGGATTAGCAAATACAAAAGCTCAAGTTAACAGGGCATACGAAGACCTGATCGATGATATTGAAAAAAAGTTGAGCAAATTAAAAATGAATAACTTTGATTGAGGTGATTAGATGTCTATAGATTGGTATCTAACCTCTTCTTCAAATTATTTGAGTGGCTGGGAAAACGAAGAGTTTAATTCAAACAAGTATGAAATTTTCAAAGAAATCTTAGCAAATTCACCTGAAACTTACGACATTGAATTGAATGGCAAGCCTGAACAGGTGATAATTCAAACCACTCAGGACAGTGAAACAAAAAAAGTCCTCACAGTTTTAGGCTTATTAAATCGTGGAGACTTGATTTTGTATGACGGTAGTTACTGGTTAGTTAATTCACGCCCTACCGATAACAAAATGAATGACAGTGCTACTATGCGGCTTTGCAATTCATCAATTTGTCTAACTTCTTCTGATAAACTAATTGATTCTGGAAAGATCGATGAAGTTACAGGGAGACCGATAAAGATTAAAGTGCCTGGTGAGAAGGTTGACATCCCGTGTGTATTAGAACGAACAACCTCAACAATTGGATCAGAATTGGCCATAAACATTCCTGAAGGGCAAGCACATGTTACCATCCCCTTTTTAAAACATGAAAAATTAAAGAAGGGTCTTTTTCTTTCTTTTTATGGTGAGGAATTCCGTGTTGATGATATAGACTATTCCAAGGTCTATGGAGACACCGGGACAATTAGACTTATAGCCAAAAAGAAAGTTGGAGGTGATAGTGAATGAGTATGATGGTCGAACATATGACAACTGTATTCAGAACCATTATGAATGATACTGAATTGAATCGTCTTTTATATTATAAAGATGACCCTCTCTCCTCTTCTCTCCCTGACGTTCAGACGTTGGAAAATTATTATGATCCAGTTGATGATTCCCCATCGATATTAAGCTCCATAATTAAACGTGCTCCCAAAACTGATGATTTAACCGATCAACCAATTTGCAGGCTTTGTGTTTATCTTGGCAATGGAATCCCTAAACCCTCAACCCAAAGTGTGATGCTGCTAGATCAAGATTTGATGATTGATGTTTATACACACATTAACACCTATGAAGAGACTGAATTCAGGAACCTGAAAATTACTGATCGTATTTGTGACATGCTCTTCAATCAAAATTTTGCTGGTATCGGTAAAAATGTTAAATACACAAGGTTGCTCATATCAAATGCGCCTGAAGGGTACTTGGGATACAAATTAATATTCACTTTCGGAGCTATGAAATGATTGATATGGAGTTTTTCATTACTGGAGAGCCTATCTCTACAGAACTTGGTGAATGCAGATTCATTAAAGTTAAAGAGTACGGTCAGTTAGCCAATTATTTAAGGCTAATCAAAATGTCCAAAAAAGAGATCATTTATGTTTATAGCAAAGAAGATGTTAATCGTTTTGGGGAACTTGATGAGCTTGTTGCTGAATTAAAAAAAATGACTCTTTATGAAATTTCGGGTACCCTTCCTAATTTTCAAGAAGCCTATAGCACAGTGTTTTCTAAAATGTTCAATGGAGAAGAAATACTGGATAAGCTTACTCCAGACAACTTCGATTCCATTAGAGAACTTGTATTAAAAATGTGTTGTTTGAAGGAAGAAAAAATAAGCTCCAATCCTGAGATTCAAAAAGCTAATGAGCGAAGCAAAAGAGTTAAGAGTCAAGATGTGGATCCAGTTGATATGGCAGATATCATTAGCACAGTATCAACTTATACAGGCTATCTTTATAAAGACATTAATGATATGACCCTGTTTCAACTTTATATGACTTATCACCGGATTGCTCAATTCAAGCAATATGACACTTCTACCCTCTTTGCTACAGTTTCACCAGAAGCAGGCAAGAACATTGTGAACTGGGATAAACACATTGACTTATTTGAGGAAGAGAAACATTACATAAGCCGAGATAAATTTATGAAAGAGACCAAAGGTTTTTCTAAGGGCAGCTCATAGCTGTTCCTTTTTTATTTTAAGGAGGAAATCTATAGATGAAAACAGTTATTCAAGATACAGCTGATGTTTATTTCAGAAGAAAATCTGATGGTCAGCTTGTATTCACAGCAGAAGCACAAACAGCTTCATTCTCCCAAGCCATCTCCGAAGACAAGCTTCGTGGTGGTATCGGGAATAAACCACTTTATATCTTGAAGTCTGAAAAAGAAATCAATCTTACTGTCAAGAATGCATATTTTGACCTTGAATGGTTGGCAATGACACAAGGTGAAACAATTGAGGAAGAAGCAAAAGTTCAGGTTTTTGACCGTGAACATGGTCTAATTGTCGATGACAAAAATGCAGTTACTCTTAAAGGTAAGCCAGTAAGTGATGTAACGTTCTTCAACAAAAAAGGATTAACTTACAAGACACCTGTGTCTACTGATGGCACTTATGTAATCCCTACTGGGTTTGCAGGTACAAAAGAGAAGCTGACAGCTGTGTATCAGATTAACAAAATCGGCAGACGTCTTGCTATTAAAGCAAGTAAATTCTCTGAGCGATATGAAGTTGAATATCGTACAATTGCGTATAACCCTGATACCGAAGAGGTCTATAGCGATATCTACATTCAATTCCCTAACGTATCCCCTTCAGGTGAGTTTGAAATGTCTCTCGAAAACGGTAATGCATTAGCTCCAGAAATTAAATTTGAAGCACTGGCCGACACTGACACAGACGAAATGGCTGTTGTTATTGAAGCGAGCAGAGATGATAATGTAGCCACTCCAGATCCTGACCCTGATACAGAAACTCAAACTAAATCCGTAGACGTTGGCAATTAATTTTACAGGAGTGATTTTTAATGGCAGCAAAACTTAATGATTTCGATGGTGTAAAATCTTCAGCTAGAGATGATGGAAACGGCGGTTTAGTAACTGACATTCATCTCAAATCACAAGAAAAGCCTCTACAAGTTGACTTCCCTCAAGCTGGGTTGGATGCTATCAAAGGGATCCAAGTACAATCCCCTTCCGTGACCTTGAATGAAAGAGACCCCGGTTTCTCCTCTTTTAAGACGGATAAATTTACTGTCACTTCAACAGCTCAAAAAGTTACCGCCGGTATCACTGACAGAACAGCACTTACTATTTACCCTCCTGCAGAAGGCACGATTTACATTGGAAACTCTACTGTGACCGCTGATACAGGTATCCCATTGACAGCCGACGACAAACCTTTTTCGGTGCCTGTTGCTGCTGGCAAAACACTTTATGTCTATGTGATTAATGACGGTACTGACAGAGATGTAAGAGTATTTGAAGCTAAATAATTTGAGGGGATACTTCCCCTCTCCTTTTTAAATAAAAGTCAGTTTTTAAACAGACTTAGGAGGTGGAGTTGTTGACAGAAACCGGTGAAAATATTTTAAAAACCATTCCAGATAAAGCAACCTTTACATTCCACGAAGCAACAACTGCCCCGTCCGAAGGTGAAGAATTTGTAGTATCACATTATCGGGATATTACTGTTAAGATCTCTGGTTCCTCAACTTCAAGAGAAATAAAATTCTTTGCCGTAGATGAAAATGGTGAAAAGACAGAAATTACTGGAACAAACAAAACTGATTTCCAATTAGGTACGGGTACGTTGAATACAAACGAAAACTGGGATTTTGATATTGCGGGGCTTTTCAAATTCATGGTTGAGGTCATTTCTGTAAATGGGTATGTTACGGTTAAAGGAATTGCGGTGAGTTAATGAACAGCAGTAAATTTGTAGGTCAGCTTAAACAAAACAACGAACAAATCAATAGCCTTAAAGATCAATTTTTTAGAACTGAAGCTCACATGTCTGATTATGAAAAACAATTATCCGAAACAGTTAATAAGTTTATGGAGTATCAGAATTATGAGTTGAAAGTTCACATTCAGAACGCTGAGAACCCCCATCACATCACAAAAAAACAAGTGGGATTAGGGAATGTAGATAATATTCAACAGGCATCAAAATCAGAATTTGATAAGCATTCAAAGGACTCAGACATCCATGTGACCAAGTCTAAACAGAATAAATGGGATGCGGGACAGCTTTTTAAACTCACTGATAGTGACGGGAGCTCAAAAACGATAACTGAAACAAACTTAGACGATATAAAAATGTCTGGTATGTACTATATATCTACACAGCATACGAAAAATAAGCCGGCGAATTACGGGCAGTTAATCGTAGTGCAGAGAACCCGCGGAACGTCACCGACTTTTGTCCAAGTGTTTATAGATACAGTGGGAGAAGGAACTACCACATATGTCCGGAGTTTAAGCACTGAAGGCGTTTGGTCAGATTGGAGCCAGATAGAAACCGTAACAGGGGCTCAGGCTAAAGTTGATAAACATGCCAATAAAACGGACATTCATGTGACCAAACTCGATAAAGATAAGTGGAATGGCGGTCAGATTGCGAAGTTGACAAAGGATGATGGAAAACGGACTCAATTAGCCAATGAAACAGACATTCTCTCATTAAGCTCCGGTTTTTATTATGCGAGTGGCACATTAGTTAAAAATAATCCTGTTACAAATGATACTTCTTGGTTCAACTATGATGTTATCGAAGGCGATTCCGGAAGAAAGTCTATCATAGCTTGGCGTAGTCATGATAACACTTTGTGGCATACCACGGTTCATACTGACGGCGTTTTTAAAGGGTGGAAACGGATTATTACATCTACTGACTTTGAAAGTAACGTGTGGCGAGAACCGCCCCTTAAAAATGGCTGGACAAATTATACGGATTCTTCCGGCGATCAAGCTCAGTATAAAGTTCGATATACCAAAGATACGACAGGAACTGTGTACGTCGAAGGAGCAATAGCGAAAGGTACAATCGGTATGGAAATACCAGCATTTGTTTTGCCAGAAGGGTACAGACCGGGAAGGGTTTTTCAGTGGATTGGAGTCTCTTCGCAACTAGGAATGAATGGTATCCCTCAATATCATCGACTGCTGGTCGATGTGAACGGTCAAGTTATTATTGAAAGCTGTTCAAACACCCAGAGACCAAATGAATACATCAGTCTGGGATTCCAATTTAAAGCGGAATGAAGGGGGGCAATTAAATGAAGTGGCTTTATCAGTATGATGAAAATTTCAACTATATAGATGCGGGAGAAATTGAATGGGAAGATGACGTGGACATTCCGGAAGGATACACGGATGTGAAGCCCCTAGATGGATTATTTAAAGCGAAGTTTGATACAAAAAATCTGACGTGGAAAGAATCTGCTTCAAAAGAATATATCGAGAGTTTGCAACCCGGCTCACCAGAGCGTACACCTGTCGATGAATTGAAAGCTCAGAACGCGGCCATGACAGAACAACTTGCGAAAACACAAAGCCTGATCGAGTCACAAGCACAAATGATTGCCAATCTTTATCTAATGCTGGCGGAGGGAGGGAAAGGGGCATGATGGATTGGTTTACAAGCGTTAAAACCATCTACGGATGGGGGTCGCAGTACTACAGTAATGCAGACGTGGCCCGTTTTGTTGAGTGGGGAAGAATTACTGAAGAGCAATACAAACAAATAACTGGCTTAACCTATCCGATGACAAAACACCCTATCAGTGCGGATTTGGGTAGCGCCACAAACTGAGCCCCTATAGGTGTTTTTAATGTGTTCAGAGGATATATAAGGAGGAAATGAGATGGCATCGAAAAAATTAACCCTTGCCCTACTTAAAGAGGATGCAAAAAAAACTCAGAAAAAGCAACGTGTTCAACTTACGGAAGATATTCATGCTTATATCTATCCAGTTTTCGCTCCGTCTAAGATTAAGAGTATGATGGAGGAACTTCTTCGAGATTATGTTCATGCTCAAGAGGAAAATCTAGACCTAAAAAACATTCCATATGCAGACTGGTTAGTTTTTCATATTATTAAAACATTTTCCGATCTAGAAATACCAAAAGAAATTAACAAAAAGCTATCCATTTTCTTTCAGATTAGTGATGCTGAGTATTATTCCAAACTTATTCAAGCATTTCCCCAAGAAAGTTTGGATAAAGCAATTAGAACCGCAACATCTCTAATTGAGCAGGCTCAAGAGCTTATTAAGCGTGAAGGTGGAAATCTTGATCCGGCGGAAGTTGATAAATTTATAGAAGAGACACTCACAAAAGGAATTGAACAGAGTGAGGAATTAACTGAGTCTGTTGTAGAAGACTGATGGCTAAAAACATAAAAGAAATTAAAGCCTTGATTGAGTTAGCTGCTAAACAAGCAATTCAGAAACAATCTAACACAAAGCAGACAATGATTAAAACGGGTCAGAATCATGTTCAATCTGATGTGTATGACGCCTACGATCCCCTTGAATATGAACGTACTTCTCTTTTGAAGGACTCCTTTGTCATTGGAAACGAATATAACGGGATCTCATTAGATAATACGCGTGAAGACAATGGCAAAGATGTTGCTACAGTTGTTGAGACTGGTCAAGGGTACACGTATCCAGATAAATACGGTTATGGTTATGGAAAACCTCGCCCATTTATGAAGAATACCGCTGAATCGTTAAAAGATGGACGATTAGTTGCTGCTATGAAAAAAGATTTAAATGCAAGTGGTATTAAAACAGAATAACGGTGGTGTATTAATGGCCAGAGAAATAAAACAAAACATGATGCGCTCTAGAGCCGAAAAGTTGCCCGAAGTCACAGATGAAATGTGGGGTCAGGTTGATGACGAGCATAGAAGCTTAACTCAAGAGTTTCTTGACGCCCATTCATTCCGAGATAAAACCAGGAAGCAATACAACTCCTCTCTTCGTCAGTTCTTCTGGTGGGTGCATAATTCCTTGAATGGGAAGAAGCTTTACAAAATATCCAAAAGGGATTTCATCAGATATCAAAGCTTCCTGAAAAATAGAGGGATGTCTTCAAGTGGAATAGCTTTAAAAAAGGCTGGAGTATCTTCTTTAAATAACTACATTGAAAATGTTGTTGCTGAAGATGACGATAATTACAAATCATTCAGGAACTTCACAAGAGGTCTCCCTGCCATCCCTAAAACAACCACGTATGAAAAAGTAAAGGTTACTTATGATGAATACAGAACAATGATGAAAGTGCTTGAAGAAGATAAAAACTATTTGGGGATGGCTTGGTTAGCTACTGCCTTTAATGTAGGTGCCAGAAGAGCTGAAATTATTCAGTTTAAAACTGAAATCCTAGATTATGAGATACCTGAAGGTCAATCTTATGTCATGGCTCACAAAGTTCTTGGAAAAGGAAAAGGTGAAGGAAAACCTCTCGACTACATGATTAACACAGAAGCTCTGGAATATTTGAAGCTTTGGCATGAACAACGGGGATATGACCATGAGTATCTATTTACTACACAATACGGTGGACAACCAAGACAAATGTCAGAGGGTTGGGCTGACTACTTTTGTTCTGATGTTCTTTCTGATATCCTCGGCCGCCGCATTAACCCTCACCTCTTTAAGGCCTCCTGTATTACTTACCTTCTTGAAGTTAAGAAAATTAAGATTGAGCTCGTGAGTAAATATGTTGCACAGCATAATGATGTGTCTACAACAATTAAGCACTACGACCTCCGTGATTTTAAAGAAGAAAAGAATCAAATCTTCTCGTAAACCTTATGAGTCTCTTCAATCCTCACCAAAGTTCAATTGCGAATATGCAACAGCGAATTAATGAATTGAACGAAGCTGTTGCTGAATTAACTAGGCAGCTTGGTACTAAAGCTGATAAGAACCAATTCGGATCTAAACAGATTGATGAATCCAAGATCAGTGACGGTAAAGTTCTTGTTTACAACGCAAGCACCGGTAAACTTGAATACGGGAAGATTAAGAAAAGCTTGTTGGGTGACATATCAATTGATTTGCTTTAGGTTCACTCTTTATGAAATCCCTCTTTTATGCAGAATCAAGATCCTTCAACCGAAGGATTTTGCTTATGTATGAAATAATCTTTGTAGTCCTCTCTCTTCTTTAAAATTTCCATTTGTGTCCGATAATCACCTTGAGGTGAACATTTTGGACAATGAAGCATATTACAAAAAATATTTGGAAGAGAGCTTAATTAAATTAAGAAGTTCAGAACTTATAGAATTTATTAAAAGAGAATTTCCAGAAGAAGTGGAATATGATCATGATCTTCACCGAAAAAAAATTGAAGTGCTGAAAACATTATCTAAAACAGACTTATCGGCTGCGATAGCCCGACTGGCTAGAATTCAACGGAAATTTGACCATACCAAATTATGGACTGTTGCCGCTGTACTTATTGGTACAATGCTTGTTGTTTTACAAATCTTATTTAAAGTAAACCTTGCAAAAATTACAGACGAAAACTATATAAATTTTTTATTGTACGGTATTGTTGCTATGATAATAAGTAAGATTATATATAATTCTGCCAGAAAGGATATTAAAATTTCAAATACAGCTGCTTATTTTAAAGACTTGCTCGAAGAGCTTAAGTCAGATAAATAAATTTTCTTTAATGTAGAGTTATTACCTGAGAGATGGTAAGTAATCACTCGCTTTATTTCATATTGTTAGTTCTACACTTTTGGAAATCATGCTATAATGTAGGAAAATAATACTGGCGGTGATTGGATGATATGGGCTATCATTCTAATTTTAGTTGTCGGCTCTTTCATTATTATTGGGGTTTTAGCATCGGATAAGCAAAAAGAAATAGATAAAAAAAGGGCAAACGAGATTGAGATGGTTGGGAACTTCCCTTCTAATTGCAAGTCGATTATTAATCCAGATAAAAATGCAAAGCTTACATTGATTGAACCGGAAGATAAATTTATGATTCACAAATTCAATCAATATGGAACACTTGAAGAAACAATTATCCCCTTTGAAAAAATCATTGAAGCCGAGGTTTCAATTGATGATAGTACAATTACAAAAGTGTCCAAAGGAAGTCAAATAACAGGCGCTGTTGTAGGTGGATTAGCCGCGGGCAGTATTGGAGCTTTAGTTGGCGGGCTGACTTCCAATAAGACAGAAACAAAGTATTTCAAAAAAATTGATTTGAAATTAAAGCTCGATGATTTCTCCTCCCCTATTTACCGATTTGATTTCCTGCCGAGTAAAGATGAATTTGGACTAGAGAATGTTAAAGGGTTTAAACAGGACGATCCAAAAGTTAAGGATGCTTTATCAAATGCTGAAATATGGCAAGGGATTATGGAGATAGCAATACGGAAAGCAAACAAAGTCGCTCAATAATGAGTGGCTTTTTTATATGCCCTAAAAATCACTCTCCCCTATTCGAAAGGATGTGACCTATATTTGAGTCAAGATTTAAAGATCATACTCACACCCAAAGCTGATACCTCCTCAAAGACTGTCGAACAGTTAAATCAGCAAATTAAATCTTTAGAGAAAAAGCTTAATTCCCTTAATTTAAAGACCAATATTGATGCCTCTGCTTTAAAGACTCTCAACGACTTCTCCTCTGCGGTTGACACTTATCAAAAACATCTCAAATCCTTCAATCAAACAGTTAAAGAAACTACAACGATTACTAGAAATGCTGATGGTACTGTTGAAAAGCTGACGCAGCAATATAAGAAAAATGGCGAAATCATTCAGCGTGAAAAGAAATTCATCGACAATCGTAATCAATCACTACGTGAACAAACGCAAGAAGTTAACAGGCTTGCTCAAGCGACTGCAAAACTTGGTCAGGTACAGAAGAAAACAGAACAAAAGAATGCTCAAGGACAAACGACGAGGGTTACGCAAAAGAACCGCAATGGCTTTGACGATATTACCTATACAAATGATCCAAAAACAAACTCTACTACATCTAAAGTAACAACGAACTATGATCAGCAACGAAAAGCTATTGAACAATTAAAGCTGGATTTAGAAAAACTTAGGCAACAAGGAATTGTAACTGATACTACCCTCTCTTCTCTTGGCCGGAAATTAAATACTGCTCAAACAGCACAACAAATTGAAGCATTACAAAACAGAATTAAAATGCTCGATGATAAGTCTGCTGCTGTGGCGAAAAATAATGAACTCAGAAAAACTATTGAGTTGTATCAACGCCAAGCGCAGGTAAACGTACAAAACCTTAATACACGTTACAGCGATACAATGGGTGCCGGCAATAGACAAGCTGCTCAAGATTATTTGAATGCAGTAAATAGTCTTAATGTAAGTGCCGGCGGTAATAATATCAGATCTCAAATGCAAAGCTTGAACATGCAATTTAGGGAATTGGCTTCAAATGCTCAAACAGCGTCTAGTCAAGCCTCCTCTTTTGGCACGGAGTTATCTCAAGCTTTCAAAAGTATGTCGACATATTTGATATCCGGTTCTTTGTTCTATGGTGCTATATCTGGGCTCAAGGAAATGGTTTCTCAAGCTGTTGAAATTGATACTCTAATGACAAACATCAGACGTGTGATGAATGAGCCTGATTACAAGTACAATGAGATTCTTCAAGAGTCAATCAACTTAGGTGACACGCTTTCAAATAAGATCACTGACATTCTGCAAATGACTGGCGATTTTGGTCGTATGGGTTTTGATGAAAGTGAACTGTCCACTCTAACAAAAACCGCTCAGGTACTACAAAACGTCTCTGACTTGACTCCTGACGACACAGTTAACACTTTGACTGCCGCAATGTTAAATTTCAATATTGCCGCAAATGATTCCATTTCAATTGCAGACAAGCTAAATGAAGTCGATAACAACTATGCTGTAACTACTCTTGATCTAGCCAATTCGATTCGAAAAGCAGGAAGTACCGCTTCCACTTTTGGCGTTGAATTAAATGATCTGATTGGGTATACTACTGCAATTGCAAGTACCACCCGTGAATCAGGAAACATTGTTGGTAACTCACTTAAAACCATTTTCGCACGTATTGGGAATAATAATAGCTCAATTAAAGCCTTAGAACAGATTGGTATTTCTGTGAAAACAGCTAGTGGTGAGGCGAAATCTGCTACTGAATTAATTAATGAGTTAGCAGACAAATGGAATAACCTCAGCGATGCTCAAAAACAAAACACCTCGATAGGTGTAGCGGGCATTTATCAGCTTTCTAGATTTAATGCCTTAATGAACAACTTTTCCATATCGCAAAACGCAGCGACTACTGCGGCTAATTCCGCAGGAAGCGCTTGGAGTGAACAGCAGAAATACGCTGACAGTTTACAGGCAAGATTAAATAGGTTGTCAAATGCATTTACAGAGATGTCAGTTGCCTCAAGTGAAGCTTTCATATCAGATAGTATTGTTGTTTTTGCAGATGCACTTAAAGGTTTAATGCAAATAAGTGCTCAAATCACTAAAACAGTCGGTCTCCTTCCTCAAGTTATAGGAGCTGCTACAGCTGCAGTTATGCTTTTTAACACTTCTTTACGTACAAGTGCACTTACCTCAGGAATGGCAATGGGCGCAGCCCTTAAAAATTTAGTACTCAACTTTAATGCTGTAACTGTTGGAGTAACTGCCGCCTCTGCCAAAACAGTTGTTTGGAATAGAGCTGTAACTGCATTTAATGCATCCCTAGTTGGACTTAAAAGAGTGGCGATGACCACTGGAGCTTTCTTAGCAGGAAGTTTTCTTCCTATGGCAACCATGGTTGGACTGGGCGTCGTTATTGAGAAACTCATTTCCTCTTATTCTGATTTAAAACAAGCTAGAGAAGACTTTGAACAAGCTAAAACTACTAGCATTGAAGCAATTACAACCAATAAAGATGAAACTGATAAACTGATTAGCCAATACAAAGAACTGCAAAAGGCTAAAGATGGCGGGGCTTTATCAGCCAATCAGGAGCAAGAATACCTACAAGTAACGCAGCAATTGGCGCAAACATTCCCAAATTTAATCGCCGGGTATGATTCTCAAGGGCAAGCAATCATAAAGAAAAACCAAGCACTTAAGGATGCTATAAAGTACACTGAAGACCTTAGTAATCTAAACAAAAAAGACATTCAAACAGGTGCCAATAGTAACTTTAAGGAAAGCTTAAAAGACATTGATAAACTCAATGATAAGATTAAACAGTATAAGCAGGTTGCCGATTATTATAAAAACGGCAAGAGTTGGGATATTTTCTCTTCTGAAAATGACAAAAAAAATCAAGGTATTAAAGCTGAACAAGATGCACTACGTACTGAACAAGAGCTATCCAGCTCACAAGCTAAAATTAGAGAGCAAGTGCAACAGACAATCGATGCCTTTAACTCAATAAAGATAAACCCGAATCTTTCAAGGGAAATATCTAACGCATTTGATAAAATTGACTTCAGCAAAATGAATGCAGATGAACTTGAGTCATTTTCAATAAATGTTTCGAAATACATGGATAATATCCAAAAAGCTCTGCAATCGGGCAATAAAAATAATTTTGATTCCGCCTCTAAAAGCTTAGAACAGCTTGTTAATCAATATATGAGTGGCAAAGATAAAGCTAATGGTTTGGCTTTATCTTATGATGACCTTAAAACTGCCATTGACTCTACAAATGATTCTGCACAAACTGCAAAAGTAACCTGGGATGAAAATGGTGAAGGTGTAGATGCATTAGGTGAGCAAGTCGGGAATTTATCTGACAAGCTCAAAGAGGCCAAAGGTGATTTTGAAGCAATTAAAGGAATCATCGATGATTTAGTTGAATCGAAACAAAACGATGCTGCTATATCTGCTATTCAAAATGAAGCTTATGACACTATGTCTGACAGCATCTCCCCTTTAAATAACCTCCTTGAAAAAATGTCTGAAGGTAAGAGCATATCTGCAACAGAAGCCATGAAGCTTATTCAGAAAGAACATGATCTTGCTGATGCAATTTCAGTTGAAAATGGTGTTGTAAAAATCAACAGAAATGCAGTTGTTAAGCTTCGGGACACAAAACTCAAAGCTTACAATGATATGCAACAATCTGTAAGACAAGATCTAATTAATCAGGCTAATGCATTAAATAAAAAGATTAATATGTATAAGTCTGAAGTCAAGGCTATCAAGACTGTTCAAGACGCTTATAAAATGAAGTCTGAGCTTGAAGACAACAAGAAAAAGATATACGACGAACTAAAAAAAGGGAACAGTGGTGCGCTGCAGTTCCTACCGAAAACACAGGATGATTTAAACCAGGTCACTGACATCACCGATCAGCTTAAAGAGCTTGATAAACTAGCCGATTTGGCTTCAACTTCCCTATCTGAAACAGGAACATCTCTTGATGACCTATCTTCTTCAAGTGATAAAGCCTCTGAGGAAATTAAAACATCTATGTATGTGGCTGATAAATACAAGGAAGCTCTGGAGAAAGTTAATGCTGAAGTCGAAAAGTACAATAAGCAAGTAAACGACTATCCAAAGTATTCTCAAAGTTATCGAAATGCCCTGCAGAAAGAAATTAAAGCTCTTCAACAAAAGAAAAAGCTTATGCAGGAGCAAGCCAAACTCCTCAAGGATCAAATCAAGTCAGGGAACATTGCACAATACGGTATTGTAACCTCTTCCCTCTCCACTGGTTCATCTTCCGGTGGTTCTTATTCTTCCGGCGGCGGGTCTTACTCCGGTAAATACTCCAGTTACATTAATTCTGCCGCAAGTAAATATGGTGTTGATCCAGCTCTAATTGCTGCTGTAATCCAACAAGAATCTGGTTTCAATGCAAGAGCTCGTTCTGGAGCCGGAGCTGCTGGTTTGATGCAGTTGATGCCATCCACTGCTAAAAGCTTAGGTGTAAACAATGTTTATGATCCTTATCAGAGCATTATGGGCGGTACGAAATATTTAGCCCAACAACTAAGCAAATTTGGTGGTAATGTTGAGAAAGCACTTGCTGCTTATAACGCAGGGCCTGGGAATGTAATCAAATACGGCGGCATCCCTCCTTTCAAGGAAACACAAAATTATGTTCAGAAGATCATGTCTAATTACACTAAGTCAATGACTTCTGCTAATTCCTCCATTGCAAGCTACTACACGAAGAACAGTGCGTTTAGAATAAGTTCTAAGTATGGTGCACAAGATGGCGCTTACCGATCAACTCCACATAAAGGTATCGACTTCGCAGCAAAAGCTGGAACCGCAATTAAATCCGTTCAGAGTGGAAAAGTTCAAATTGCTGGGTATAGTAAGACTGCCGGTAACTGGGTTGTCATTCAGCAGGATGACGGAAAAGTTGCTAAGTATATGCATATGCTTGATACCCCTTCTGTTAAAGCCGGTCAAACTGTTAAAGCTGGCCAGACCATTGGTAAAGTTGGCAGTACGGGTAATTCAACAGGAAATCACCTTCATCTTCAAATTGAGGAAAACGGAAAGACGATTGACCCTGAGAAGTATTTAAAAGGTGTCGGTACATCTATTTCAGATGCATCTCAAGCTGAAGCAGAACGACAGCAAGCAATAGCACAGGCTAAATCAGACCTCCTCTCTCTCCAAGGTGACATCGATTCAGTAAATGATCAGATACAAGAGCTTAGATATGAAATCGTTCAATCGAAACTCGATGAATATGACAAGCGTATTGGTGATTTTGATGTAAGAATCGCTAAAGACAAAGCACTCGCAAGTCATTATCTGAGCGACAGTAAAGAGTTCCGCAAGTATACCAATGATCAGAAAAAGGCTTTAACTGAACAGCAAAAGATTCAGAGTCAGAAGGTTTCTTTTATTGAAAAAGAAATCAAAACAAACAAAACTCTGAATGCCGCTCAAAGAGCACAGCTTGCTGAGGAATTAAAACAAGCTAAGATTGATCTCATCAATTTCCAAGAAGAAGTAAGAGAACTTCAGGGACAGCTTATCCAATCCAAAGTTGATGAAACACTTAACGGTATAGAGAAATCAACCAAGAAAACTGAATCCAAGCTTAAAGATGTTAGCAACAAAATATCCATGACCGAGGAAGATAAAGACAAGGTTAAATATTATAGCCAACAGATTAAGCTTATTCAGCAGCAACAGAATGAAGCGAAGAAGTATATCAAACAGTTGGAAGCACAAAAGAAAGCTGCTAAAGGGTTCCCGGATATTCAGAAACAAATTACTGAAGAGATCGAGAACTGGAAAGACAAGCAGAAGGATTACAATCTGGAGCTTTACAACACAAAGAAATCAATCAAAGATGTATACAAATCTCTTGCTGATGAAGTTGTCTCTATCTATAAAGAGATGTACGAAAAGATGCGTGACATTGAATTAAAAGCGCACCAAAAAGCAACACAAGACTTGATTGATGAGATCGATAAAACTGATGATGAGGCTAAATTTCAAAGACAGTTAAAGGAGAAACAGGACAGTATCCAAAAACTTACTGACCAAATTAATCAGTATTCTCTTGATGACTCAGAATTTGGCAAGTCAAAGGTTAAGGAATTGACTGAGCAGTTACAAAAGGAACAGTTAGATTTAGATGAGTTTCTTAAAGATCGTGAAAGTAGCAAACGAAAAGAAGCGTTGCAAGATCAGCTTCAAAAAGACGAAGATTCAATCAACAAGAAATATGATGATCTCGTTAATGATGAGCGTGGATTTAAGGAACTTGAGAAAAAGCTAATGGATGGGAAGATTACTGATATTGCTAAGCAACTGAATGAATTCTCTAAGTTCATTAACAGCAATATGGAGTCCATTGGGAAAAGTATCTCTAATAACCTTATCGATAAGCTTAAAGAAGCTTCTAACGCCCTTAATACTGTGACCAAAGGCAATAAAACTGGAAAAAAGGTATCTTCTTTTGCATCAGGCGGATATACAGGAACAGGACTAGGTGCAGGTAAGCTCGCCTTCCTTCATGATAAAGAGCTTATCCTAAATAAAACAGATACTGAAAATATGCTTGAAACTGTAAAGCAAGTTCGCAATCTGTCTGATAACGATTTGAATAATGAAACACCTAAATGGGGACAAGGTGGGAAATTAGCAGCCTTGATTAACAAAGGGATCACCTCTATTCCATCGAGAATTCCGAATATTAACCAATCGAGCCTATCTAATAGTTTGATACCAAACGTTAAAACCACTAACCTCCCTCCTACAGTTAACTCTACTGGTGATAAAACAGTGAATCTAACAAACAATTTCAATATTGAAAAGCTCACAGGTGGCGAAACAGGAGCTAGGACAATGTTCGAAACAATCAAGAAAGAAGTTATAAAATTAAATGGAAGCATGTAAGAGTCTGTATAATGCAGGCTCTTCAGCTTGCTTTTTGATTGGTAAGGGTGGAATTTTATGATTAGAGAAAGTCAATATTTTATGTTCGATGATATCCCCTCTTATGAAATTGGGGCAGTGAATGTAAATACAGATGGCGGACTATTGGAAGAGACATTCATAGCGAATAGAACAGTAAATGAAACATATACACGATCAGCTTCTGAGCCATATGTAGACAGTGTTAAACGTGAACCATATGAAATCCCTTTAAATTTTTACATAGAAGATCATTTAGATGAGGAAAATATTCGAAGAGTTGCACGTTGGCTAAATGTAGAAGATTACAAGCCTCTTTCATTCAGTAGTAATTTAGATATCATTTATTTTGCTTTGCCAGTGAACGCAACAGACTTGGTACACAACTGCTCTAATGACGGATATGTGAAGCTGACAATGAAAGTATTTCCTTATAGGTATGGACGAGAAACAACTACCCATTGGTATGACATATCATCAGGCTCTAATAATATAGAAATTAAAAATATAGGGGATTTAGATATCCCACTCTCTCTTGAATTCAAAAAAATCGGTGATGGAGACATCACAATTGAAAACTTGACAGCTTATAAAGAACCTCTAAAATTCACATCAATTAAACATCAAGAAGTTATTAATGTAGATGCCAATAAAGAGCTGATCACCTCCAGTGTTACTGGGTATGAATGTTATGATCAAGTCAATGAGCAGTATGTTTTTTTAACAAGAGGGATAAACAGAGTTAAAATAACGGGCGAATGTTATATCCGGTTTATATACAGATATAAGTATTTGTAAGGGGATGTTTTATTGATTTACGATTTTAAACCAGGTCATCTCAAACTTTCTTTAGCAAAACCAAATAAAAAGAAAGTCGCTAATATAGTAGATTTCTCTAACGCCTCTCTAAATTTGAATTTTGATGAACTCCACGATTTAACTTTTAATATCCCACTTAAAGCAAGATATAATTTCAAGATGAAGCCAAACCACGTGGCAGAACTCATAAAAGGCTGGTATCTCATTAAGGCAGAGTTCTTAAACAGAGTTGAATGGTTTGTAATAACCGGATTGACAAAGTCAGAAAATGAGGAACAAACAATACAAGTTAGAGCTCAAGGGCTTCCCTACATTCTTCATAAAAGCAAAATCAAATCATATGAAGGCATCTCTAAAAATCTGTTGGAAGTTGCCACAGATTGTCTTAAGGGAACTTGTTTTACTGTAGACTTTATTGACCCCTCTTTTAATGAAAAACGCCGCTCATTTGATGTTACCTCTACCCGATATGAGTTTTTAAAGAACATTGGAGAAACTTTTGAGGCTGTGCCTATATTTGATACTGTGAACAACACAGTATCATTTTATAAAAAAGAAACTGTGTCCAAGTATAAAGGTGTCCAATTCTCTCCTAAAAGGTTCATGATTGATATGGAAGACACCATTGATATTGATGAAGTTGTAACACGACTAGACATTACCGGTAAAGATGGAATTGTTATTAATTCAGTCAACCCTACTGGTCAGAGTTACTTGGACGATTTCTCTTATTTCCTCTACCCTTTTGAACGTGATGAAAAAAGAAATGTAATTAAGCATAGTGATTACATGGATGATGACTTGTGCCATGCAATTTTAGATTACAATGAACTTGTAAATAAAGAAGGCTCTTCTTTTTACCTCCTTTTAAATCAGAAAAAAGATCTGGAAGCAACAAAAACGGCACAGGAGAATACCCTCTTCACCCTAGAAAAAATTGAATTACAACAAATCTTAGATAAGATCACAGTAGCAAAAAAAGCTGGAGATGACACGAAAGACCTTATCAAACAAAGAGATGCCAAACAACTAGAAGTTGCATCAAAAAAAGCTGAAATATCCACCACTGCCAATCAGATTTCCAAGATAACTGAAGAAATAGCAGTGTTAAAAGATCGTCTATCTATGGATAAGTTTCTCGGTGAAAAGCTAATGAAAAAGTTGTCTTATTTTATCCGTCAAGACGATTGGTCTAATGACAACATTTTTGATGAAACAGAGCTGTATGAAAAAGGTCTTGAGGAACTTGGAGAAAAAAATACACCCCCGGTAGACATCAGAACAAACATTGTGAACCTATTTACTGTCAACAAAGAAAAGGATTTTTGGGATAGAATTTACCTGGGAGATATAATCAGATTAGTTAATGACGATTTTAGAACTGATGTCAAAGCAACACTTACAGGAATGAATTTTGATTTTGAGCAGCAAAGTATACAAGTAACACTCTCGAATGGAAAAAGAGCTACTACGATAGAACAAGACTTTGCACGCTCATTGTATACTGCTAAGAAAGCATCAACTGAATTCAATAGGAAAAAGATTGATTATGATACCCTGCTGACCAATTACAATGCACGAAATGATCGTATATCTGCACCCGTTGCAAATCCAACTATCCGAAATGACGGGACTGCCATAACTCATGTTGTAAATGACAATGGGTCTGTAGATGTATCAATTGAATGGGATTTTCCAGACTCCGATGAGGATAAATACAATATCGATGGTTTCCTTATCCATTGCTACTCTGACACATCAGATGATACCTATCTTTTTGGTTCAAAGATGTCAGCTGAACAATATTTATCAGTTAGTTATGATAAACGAATTGCAACATTAACCGGTCAAGTTTCAAATAAACACTATACATTTGGAGTACAAGCCTATCGCACAGTAGAGACATCCATTGATAGCAGTGGTCGAATACTATCTGATATTGTACAGCCTAAATCCCCTTCAGAAAACCCCTACCTCCCTTCTAATTCTGTTGAAGTGAAAGGAAGTCTAAGCGGAAAAGTTAACGGGCTTTATACAATATCCACCGAAACAAAGCCTATTTCGCCAGATGCAGGAACGATTTGGATTGATTCAAAGACTAATAAACAAGAGCTTTTTAATGGTGAAGAGTGGATTGTGTCTTCTGCGGGCTCGGCTGATTCATTAAATGGTTACACGACTTCAACGCTATCCACGCCTAATTCAATACCTGTACGTAATGACCGGGGAATCATTACAGGTTCCATAGATGGAAACGCTGAGTTTCTTGGCGGTAAACTACACTCAGAATATGCGCTATCCTCTGATGTTCCTCAGATAGCTAAAGGAACGTATGTGGGCGATGGAACAATTAGTAAACAGATATTGCTGCCTTTCATTCCAACACATGTGAAAGTGTGGCCAGTGTCTTCTATTGATTCCATGTTATTAATTGATGAGACAGGAGGTTATACGTATCAGGTAAATGAAATGGGAATATCCCTGGTTAGGGGAAACTCTACATATGGAAGTATAAACGAAATTGGATTTATAACAGGCTCAGACAGCAATCAAAGAGGGAATAAATTAAACGTCAAGTATATATGGGAAGCATATAGGCATGTACATTAAACAGGTGTATCCTTATTGAATACGTCTTTTTTGTCTATTAAAGCCCACTTTGTGGTAAAATCATATAAAAACAAAGGGGCAATCTTTATTGACAAAGACTTCTTTAACATCTTATTGGAATATCTATCATCATGCCACACAGCTATTATCTTCCCAATTATCTAATACAGAACTGAAAAATTTCATAGTGCAAAAAGAATTTGAGCAACATTTTCAGCCGACTAAGTATGATCCTAGGTTAACCTTTATGGAAATGAATTCTTTCCTACAGAAACAAAATGTATTTCCTTCTTATTCGAGACAAAGAATTGACGCTATATACAATCACTTTTTAAATAGTGATTTTGCCTTAAAGCAATATAATTCAACAATAAATAAGAATTTTCTTTCACTGGCACAGAAATTGATTGACAGAAATTCATTATTAGAAGCGATATATAGATCGACCGCAGATGAATTGGAGGATAATCCAAATCAAGTAATGGATGAGGCTGAAGAAACTGTTATAGCATTAACCAGTAATGATGGAATAACTAGACAAAATTATTTCGAGGGGTTAAATCGGTTATGGAACACTGTTCTTTACTTTATTTCCAAAAACTCAACGACTTTAGTTTTGCTAGCGAACCTCATACACACTGATTTCATCTCCCCTATTCACCAGGCATTAACCACAAAATATATAATAGATGAATACATTGATAAAAAACCAGAAACAGTATCGGAAGCTAAAAACGTTTTAAAAGACATCCCAATGAATAAAGAACTTAAAACCAATTACAGAATGGTTATAAAAGATACGTTAGTAGTTAGAACACAACCAAAAACAAAATCAAATGTAGCGTACGTATTAGACAAGTCATCAATTGTCTTTGTTGAAGAAAAGAAAAAGAATTGGAGCAAGGTTCTCTTTCGCAATGAAGCTGGTGAGGATCAAAGCGGTTGGGTTTATACCCGCTATATTAAAAAGCTTGATTAAAACTGATTCCCTACACGGGAGTCTTTTTTTGTTTCAACTTTCTTTCTAAATAAAATTCTTCTTTTATGCAAAGACTTGACCGTTTTCATACGATAATACCCCTTTTTTACTTAAAAATACCTTGTAAATTATAAACCATTTTACCACTTGATCCCATAGTAGAAATTGTGTCATGATGGATTTTGGTATATAAAGTGTTTAACAGAAAGAGTGAGGGGATCAGCAATGAGTGACAAAAAATATGAATCTATACACTGGTTTGCGTCAGTACTAGCGTTTTTATTAATAATTTTGAATAGTTTTTTTATAAAAATTGAGGGTGTAACTGTTGGTATTGCGATTGTATATATAGTGATCATGGGAATTGTTAGGAGTACATGGAAAAAGGCTTAGAGAGAAAAGACTGCAGAGTTTAGAAGAGAGAGTCGCGCACTTGGAAGAATTGCTCAAATCAATTACATAATAAGAAAGGACGGTGAATTTAGTTTGGATTTTCCTCAGCTCTATAACGACCCTACCCTTTCTCAAAAAAGGAAGGGTTCAATCGATGACCCTTATTTAAGCTATAGTGAAACTTTAACTGTTTACAATGGTCGAGTCTTACTTACAGAAGTACCTAACCGTGAGTACAGAGTCGAGGTTAGTGGTGACAGTAAAGAATGGCGAGAAATTGAAGATGGTGAATTAGAAGACAACTACTTTAAGGTTGATTACCTTATGGGAGTTGTCTTTTTCAATGGTTCAAATGAAGGTAAATCACTTACTTTTACATATCAAGGAGAAGGCGCATCCTTCTTCCCTGCCTCAAGAATTTGGATTAAACGGCAAGGAAATATGGTCATTGAAACACTGCAAGGCTTAATTGATGATGCTGAAGATGCCATCATTCGTATCAACGAACGTATTGCTGAATGTGAACGTGTCACCAAGAGATGTATTGAAATAACAAATTGGTGCAGACAAGCAACATCGGATTATGAATATGTAGTTGAGAACACTAGAAAGATTTACTTGCCGTTTGTGTACACCTATCAGGATTTATTGAACACTTATCCTTCCCCTCAAATTGGTTGGACTGTCACTGTAAAAGAAACAGGTATTGAATATCGATGGGATGGTTTCGACTGGATAAATATTAGCGTCTCAGATAAGTATGACGGTTTCAACATTGTTTCTAGCTATGTAGAGCCTTACAACATCAGATCAGTATGGTTGAGAACGAAAAATGCTCCCAAAAAGATGAGGATAAAACCTTCAGTAGAACCACCTGACGGAAGTATGGTTTGGATTAGAAAAGGATAAGGAGGAGTATATATTGAACGACAATTTAATTCCCGTAAACACAATGGGTTATATGGACGAAGAAACAGAGCAATGGATACCCATTGATGCTATAGGGTTAAAATCAAATAATATTAGATATACTGCAGACGATATTCAAGAGGCTTTTGATGCTGCTTCTAAAGACATTACAAACGTAATAAGTACAGTCGATTCTAGCTTAACAGATATCAAAAACACTATTGGAGACATTTCAAAAATCCCTGCATCCGGTGCAACAATTGTTGATAAAGTCTTAAATGAATTTATCAGACGAAGTGTCAATGTTCAGGATTTTGGAGCTAAGGGTGACGGGATTACTGATGATACTGAAGCTTTTAAAGCTGCTTTTGCCAGCGGGAAGCGAGAAGTTTTTGTACCCGCGGGTATTTATATGGTTCAAGGATTACATATCCCTTCTTATGTCAGACTTTACGGTGTTGGATCAGGATCTATTATCAAGCTTCACCCAACTGCTACCGGAACATCTTGTGTGTTAACCAATAGCGACTACACAAACGGAAATGAATATATCTTAATTGAAGACTTAGACCTCGATTGGAATTTAGACAAAAAGGACAACACCATTACAAATGGAACAAATGCAAACTGTGTGGGTATTGTTAACTCTAAATTTGTTCGGGTTAGAAACGTCAATGCTCGAAATCCCGGTCTTCATGGTTTTGATGTAAGCTCTCCTATTTGGAACACTTCTTCAGATGGTGCTGATTATTATCAACCGAAGGGCAGTAGATATGTTTGGATTGAAAACTGTACTGCAACTAATTTCGGTGACGATGGCTTCACAACTCACTATTCTGAATACATCTACTTCACTAACTGTCACGCATACAATGCCAATGGGTCTGCTCATGACAAAGGCTCATCAAATTCAAATGGTTTTGAAATTGATGACGGTTCTAGAAACGTATGGCTGGTGAACTGCAACAGTCAGAAAAACTGCAGAGGTTTTGAAGTTAAAGCCCACAATAGAGCGCCTGCAGCAAGAAACGTAAATTTAATCAACTGCTACTCAGAGAATGACATTCGTGCATTTGATTTTAGACACATCGGTTTTCATCGTTCTTCTGATAAAATTTCCACTAGTGCATTCGACATTAATGTTGTTAACTGTACTGCGAAGTCCCCAATCTTTAGTGACCTTTATAAAGAGTTGAGCCCACGGGCACTAGTAATCTCAGCTTACAGAAATGTCAACATTTCAAACTTTAACGCAATTGGAGACCCTTCTTATGATTACAAAGGAAATCCCGCAATCGCTACGCAATTTAAATCAAGAAACATCAATTTAAACAATCTCTCTATTTCTAACTTCAAAACAGCTGGAGCTGACATTTATGTATACGGTGGGGATCAAAAATCAGATAATGTAAATATTTCAAATGTAAATTGTTTTGAATCGGCGAGAATCGGTGTGCGTATTGGCAGTGGCACAGAAAATGTAAAGCTTATTAATGCAAGTTTGATAGGTGACGGGAAAGCTGACAGTATTGGTGTATATTGTTCTAATTCTCAGGTAAGCCTAATGGGAATTTCAGTGGAAAAATACAAAAAGGCTGCCAGAATTGCAGGAGTTGATTACACTTTTGTACCAAATAATATAAAAGGCGGGACTAGGATTGCCACCTCTTCTGGAGTACCCAAATCTAGCACCGGCTTAATAGCAGCGTCTACTGGACAGCCTGAAGTATCAGGTGAATCTTCTGCTGTTATAGGCACCACTGGTGGGGCAAAAGCAACTGGTGTTAGAACAGGAGTATTTTCCTCTTCCGGAGCAAGTTCCGTTAGTGGTTCGCGTAGCACAGTCATGTCTTCAAACGAATCCCACATTGAAGGCGATAATGTCTCACGAACTATCTTATCCTCGGGAGGAGTCAAACTCGGTACAAATGATCGCTATATGGTGGTTGGTGGATATGGTTCTACCCCATCCAGAGCGAATATCAAATGGATGCTAAACTCCATGAATGGAGATATAACATCTACCGGCAAGATGAATGGCGGAGCCACTTTCAGTGATTACGCTGAATATTTTGAAAGCCTTGACGGAAAAGCAATTCCGACAGGAACAATTGTCACTCTTGAAGGAGCTAAAATTCGCCCAGCGAGAAAAGGTGAAGATGTACACGGAGTAATCTCCGAAACTGCAGGAACTATTTTAGGCGGAGCTGATATTCACTGGCAAGGTAGATATTTAAAGAATGAATTTGGTGGATACATATATGAAGATGTGGTCAACCCAGAAACCGGTGATGTTAAGAAACTGCCTAAAGTAAACCCTGAGTGGATTGAAAAAATAGATTACGTCCCCCGTGAAGAACGCCCTGAATGGAACATAGTCGGCTTACTTGGACAGGTTTATGTAAAAGTGGACAGCACTGTTTCTGTGGGAGATCGTATTGAAGGCAATTATGGAATCGGCACAAAAACAGAAGACAGGTTTTACTCTTGGAAGGTTATGGAGATTGCAACCCCATATTCAGACAAGCTTGGCTATGGCATTGCCATTTGCTTAATTAAGTAATCCCACAAAATTAAAGGAGGTGGTTATGTTCTAGTTAAAATATAAATTTTATTCAATTTACAACATTCAAAAACAGAGATAACAAGAGCATACGTGAGATAAAGAGAGATAGGGATTTGTCCCCTTCTCTCTTTTTTGTGCTCAAATTTAATTTAGGAGAGATGTTTAATATGGCTATTCAAGCGAGACAAATGTTAGTATCCCCAGACAAATATTCAATCAAATGCCCATATGCATTATCTGCTTCATTCATCACTTTTCACAATACATACAACGACGCACCAGCGCAAAATGAAGTTAGTTATATGATCGGTAACAATAATGAAGTTTCTTTTCACTTTGCTGTAGATGATAAAGAGGTTGTTCAAGGGATTCCTACAAATCGTAATGCATGGCATACAGGTGATGGATCAGGTGTGAATTCAGGAAACCGGACTTCTATCGGTGTAGAAGTTTGCTACTCTAAATCAGGCGGAGAACGCTATAAAAAAGCTGAAGCGTTGGCTATTAAGTTTATTGCACAACTCCTTAAAGAACGTGGATGGGATGTGGATCGAGTTAAAAAGCATCAAGACTGGTCTGGAAAGTATTGCCCACATCGAGTTCTTGATGAAGGCCGTTGGAATGCTGTTAAAGCTGCTATTGCTGCTGAATTGAAAGCACTCGGCGGAAATACTTCTTCCTCATCTTCAAAGCCAACAAAAGTAGTTAAAACAAATGGTTCTTATGTTAAGAACACAGTTATCGCTGACAGTCTTAATGTGAGAACCCAACGCAATGCAAACTCCTCTATTGTACTCGCTCTTCCTAAAGGCTCCACTGTCCAATATCAAAAGGGATCAACTCAAAACGGTTGGGGATATATCAAATATACAAACTCCAAAGGTGCTACATACAGCGGATACGTAAATGTGAAATACATTAAAAGCGATGCTGAGCTTGGACAATCAACCCCAAAGCCTAAACCCACTTCTAAGCCTAAAAGCAGTGGTATTAAATCTGTAGGCAAAATTAAAATTGTCGGTGTAAAAAGCGCTGCAATCGTTATGGACAGACCCGATAAAAACAAAGCAAAGAATCTTGGCACCGTAAAGCTAGGTGACACACTCAGCATTTCTGGCTCAGTGAAAGGCTCAAACAATGCTAGGGGTTACTGGGAAGTGATCTATAAAGGTAAACGCGGCTACGTCTCAGGGCAGTTTGGGTCAAAAATCTAAATATATTTAAATATCTTTGAGGATGATTGTAGCTCAAAGTGTATCAATGATTATTTAGGAGGTGATGTGACATTACCTCCTATTTATTATGGAGGATGATTGCATTGTGGCTGAAAAAGAAAATTATGAAGTTTTAAAGACCGAGGTCGCTCATATAAAAGAACGTCTTAAAGAACAAGCAGAAGATAGAAAAATCATGTTAGAAACACAAAAGACAACAAGTGAATCGCTCATTAGGCTTACCACTGTTGTTGAGAATCAGGAAAAAAACCTTGTTGAAACAAAAAATTTGTTCACCACTGAGATAGCTGGACTAAGAAATGAATTTCAGCAAGTTAATCAGTCGCAAACAAAGTGGCTTCAAAACTTATTAGAAGGAACATTCGGCAAGACATTAAAGATTTTAGTTCTAATTATTCTCTTACTGCTTGGTGCAGAGATCGCTGGTGTTGATATCACCAAATTAGCTAATTTATAAGGAGACGATTGAATGACTAAAATTAACTGGAAAGTAAGACTTAAAAAGAAAACATTCCTGGTTGCAATCTTCTCTGCAACTCTTTTGTTTGCACAAGCAATTGCATCTGCTTTTGGATACGACATTTCTGTATTTAGCGACGATCTCACTGAGAAATTTAATGCTTTACTTACGTTTTTAACTGCAATGGGGGTTGTAGTGGATCCAACCACTACAGGTATCTCAGACAGCGAACAAGCAATGGAATACACAGAGCCAAAATAACTTAGGGAGTTTATCTCCCCTTTTTTTCATTTTCAAGAAGAAAGGAATGATTGTTGATCATGCAAATAGGATCTGGATATATCGGGAGTCCAATGCTTGAGAAGTCAGAGTCTAACCATGAAGTGATCCCTTCCCCACCTGCAACCTGGACGATTAAATATTCTTTCTATAAGTTCAGCTTTTCGAATGATCAGGAATGTCACGTATCAATCAATGGTGGCGATCCTATCTATTTAAGAGCTGGACAAGGATTTCAAATGGACGCTCATGATTCACCTATCACAAGCTTTAAAATTTCTGAGTCAGGAATTACATATAACTTTTTGGGGGCGCATAAATGAGTTTTTTCAATCCAATGGTTAATGTCTCAATTGTCACTGGGAAGTCTGCTTATGATATTGCAGTGGACAATGGTTTTTCAGGAAATGTAGAGGAGTGGTTAGCTTCACTAAAAGGTGAAAAAGGCAATACTGGAGCTAAAGGAGCTACTGGCGCTACCGGTAAAGATGGAAAATCAGCATATGAATTAGCCGTTCAACAAGGTTTCACTGGAACATTAGATGAGTGGCTTGCTTCTCTAAAAGCAACAGCAAACTGATCATATACCCTTCTCTAATGAGGAGGGTATTTTTTTCGTTTCGTTCATAATCGAATTATTGATTTGTTTTTAATTTTCACTCAAATTCCCTTTACATTTCTTTCCTCCAGTGCAACTATATAATAAAATGGATATGAAAGGGGTTTAGGACTTGAAGAATGAAAAGGTCATTCCTTATGATTTAGTAGCAACAAAGATGAATCATTGGTATGTGGCTATTAAAAAGAATTGGGTCGGTAGAGCAGAAGAAATGCGTAAAGAAGTTATGCAGGAAATAAAAGTTATGGAAGAAAACCAAGATGTTTTACTATACTACTCCCTACTTGACTTTAGACATAAGCTAATGTTGGCATATATGTATCCTAACGCTATAAAAGACATTGAGAAAAATTATGGTGAGTTAAAAGCATATGAAGGTCATGAAAACTTAACAGGAATGCTCGAATATTACTATTATTTTTTCATGGGCATGTTCTATTTTAGACAAAAGGAGTTGGCTTTCTCCCTTAATCACTATAGACAAGCTGAGAGGTATTTGGATTCAATTGAGAGCGAAGATATTGAAGTTGAAAAAGCTGAATTTTATTTTAAATTGTCAGAAGTGTATTACCACATGAAACAGACTTATTTTTCAATGAATTATGCCATGAGGGCTTACGATATATTTAAAAAGCAACCTGTTATTGACGGTAACCCTACATACGGGGTACAAAAGGTACGCTGTCAATTCGTCATATTTGGTAATTTATTGGACAGTATGAAGTTTGATGAAGCTTTAAAGCAAGCATACAAAGCGTATCAGGAAGCAGTAGAGCTAAACAAAAGTGAAAAGAATCGTGGGCATTTGATGCGTTCAGCACTGTTTAATATTGGATTATGTTATAATCAAATGGAAGAACTTGATAAAGCATTTTTTCACTTTAATAAGTCACTTCAAATCATTGAGCCGGAAAATCATGATTACGCTGCTAAAACATTATTTGTTATCTCCTTCTTAAAGGGAAGGCAAAATGACATTGAAAACGCAAAAAGATTTTATGAACAGGCCAAACAGTTGGCTGAACGGCATAACAATGAAATGGTACTTGAAAAGTTAAAAATGGTTAAAGGACTTTTCTTGGACTATGATTTAGACTTAGTTAGGAAAACATTCGAGTTCTTCAAAGAAAGAAGTATATACCCTGACATGGAAAGTTATGGTGTCTCTGTAGCAGATTTTCTCACTGGAAAACAGGATGCTTGGGGTGCAGTTGAATTTTATCGTTTGGCAAATGAAGCAAGAAGACAAATCAAAAGGGGAGAAGCAATATGAAAACTAAGCTATTTATTTGTGCAGTTCTATTATTCGGCGTTGCCGGAACAGTGGGTGCTTCCTATCTCCAACAACAAAATGATACGTTCAAGGTTGCTGAAAGAGCCGAAACGTAA